GAGAGATGTAAGGGTGCGCTCTAGACGAGGGATTGGTGGCAGTCTAATACCCTCGCTTAAAGTTAATGAAGCTCAGCATATCTGTATTCATCGCGGAGGCGGTCTCGGTGATAATATTATGCTGTTGCCTACTTTGAGGGAGATAAAACATAGGCATCCTAATGTGCACCTAACCTTTTCTGTAGATAGATATTCCACAGATAATGATATATATTGGAATTTAGTTAAAAATGTACCATTTATAGATAGTATTATTTGCGCTACCAAAGTGGTCGAATCTAATTATGATCTCTATTATGACTTGTCTTCTGTTTGTATCCCTTATGAGCGGAAAGAGCTGCCCAGTAGAGAGCGTATTGATATTTTTGCTAATTATCTTGGATTTCAAAAGCTAAGCAATCCACTTCCCTTCTATAAGGTTGAGCCCGAAGAACAGGCTTGGGCAAGGGCCTTGATAAGGCGGCACAGGCCTAAGCGATCTTCTCCTATTGTTTTTTTACATACAGCTTCTAATGATTCAAAGCGTAGCTGGCATGTAGACAGTCAAAGAGAGTTTCTTCAGCAGCTATATCAGCAATATCCAGATGTACTTGTTGTTGTATCTGATTTCAATAGTGTCTTTGGAGAAAAGGAGTGGGCAGCTATACCGGCAAGCTCTATAGTTAATATAGGGCGGGCAGGAATTAGGGAAGCGGCGGCGCTTATAAACGAGAGTGATGTTTTTGTAGGGCCTGACTCGGCTCTAATGCATCTTGCAGGTGCACTGAAAAAAGAATCTGTAGTGCTTTTTGGAGCTATTCCTCCTGGTGCGCGGTTAAGCTATTATCCGACACACCATGCAATTGCTGCATCTAACTTAAAGTGTCTTGGTTGCTGGTATGAGCCTTGTCCATATGACACCAAGTGTATGAAAGAGATAGATGTTTCTGAGGTTGTTTCTGCTGTAGGGCGATTAATACATAGCGTACGCATACCCTTTGTATTTGAGTCAGTTTTAAATCCCTGTGATGGGTACGGTTCTTCTGCAGAGCAAATGGCATTAGCTTTGTCTGACAATATAGACGGATTAAGGTATGCTTCTTGCAATACTACACACGACTGGGAACAATTTGCTCATTCAAAAACAAAAGCTCTTGTCACAAGGAAGGGAAGTGGCAACATATACCTTGGCTATTATGCTCCGCTAGGTTTGGGCTCTTCACTCTACCCCTTAGCAAGTAAAGCAGACAGTAGATACATATACACAACTTTTGAAAGTACTCGGGTGCCTCTAAGTTGGGTTGAGCATGTTAATGAGTTTGATAAGTTATTTGTATCATGCAATACAATTGCATTAGCATTTAAAGATACTGGAGTATCCATTCCTATAGTTGTTGTTCCACTTGGAGTAGATCCTCTTTTATGGCCCTATAAGAAGAGAGAGCAATCAAACAGGCCGTTAAGGTTGCTTCTTTTTGCAAATGTAGAATGGGCTTTTAGTAGAAAGAATTATGCTATGGCGTTCAATGCTTTCAAAGAGGCGTTTGGTGATCGCAAAGATGTTGAGCTATGGCTAAAGGTTACTCACGGTGATGTTCCCAAGTATGTGCTTGAAGCTTCTAATGTAAAGATTATAAGTGGGCGGTTTCTACAGCAGCAGCTTGTAGAGCTTTTGCATAGTGTTGATTGCTTACTATTTCCCTCCAAAGGAGAGGGGTTTGGACTTCCCCCAAGAGAGGCAATGAGCACAGGCATTCCTGTGATAGCTGCTGGGTTCGCTGGGCTGGAGCCTATAATGAATGCTAGTTATAACTATAGTATAGATTATGATCTTGTTGACGCTATATATGATCCCCCTTATGATAAGCTCTTGATTGAAGATAACTATGGTTCATCAGACTTTGGACAATGGGCCTCGCCTAGTCAAGAGAGCTTAGTAGATGTTTTAGTATCTATTGCTGATAATAAAAATGAGCTTATAGATAGGGGTCTTTCTTGTGCCAATTGGGTGCGAGAGAATGAGACTTATGCTGATGCAGCAGACAAATTGCTTGCGGCTATGAACTACAAATAGATTAATTTGAACTAGATAGAACGCATAAGGATCTTTTAGCTGTGAAGAGAGCTTTTCTAATAATAGGAGCAGAGTCGTCTGGTACCAAGATGATGACACAGATCTTTATTGCTTCAGGATGTGATGGGCAAGCTACTCATACTCAGCTGTGGGATAATGCTCCCCTACAAGGACGATTCATAGTTTGGCGAAGAAGTGTTCCCCATGCTAAGAGCTGGCCTTCTGTATATTCTTGGACAACAGGCATTTTAGATCAAGGGTATAGTCCTGCTTTTGTAGTTATCAACAGAGATTGGTACCCTACTGCTTGTTCACAAGTAAGCCATAAGCATGTTCTAGATATGGATGAAGCCTATGCTAATATTAAGAGAGCATACAACTTAATATATAGCGAATTATATAGTTTGGGCTATAATTACACTGCTATAAGTTATGAATCTATAGTAAGAGATCCCAAAGGAAGTCTTAGTAAATTAAGCAATCGTATACGCTATGAACTTAATTCTATTGATATTCAGGATCAGAACAGTAAGTGGTACGGAGAGATGAGCTAATGCGTATTTGTTTTGATTTAGATAATACTCTTTGCACAGGACATCCTTATGAGGATGCTACTCCCTTTGATAAGGCTCGTGAGCTGCTTATATCCTTAAGAGAGGAGGGGCATGTAGTAATTATATATACTGCTCGCGGAATGGGTCGCACTGCTGGCAATGTAAATGAAGCCTTAGCAAGAATTGGTAAGCTTACCTTAGATCAGTTAGATGAGTGGGGCTTTGAATATGATGAGATCTGTTTTGGTAAGCCCGCTGCTGATATGTATATTGATGACAAGGCTATACCTGCTATTGCTATTGATGCAGTAGAGACAATTATTCATAAGCGTCAAGTCGCTTTAGAGACCTTTGCAGTAAAAGCTGCTTCTTATGATGACCAGGTTAATGGTTTAATTAATAAGCTAAATCAACTCATTGGATGTACAGATCAAGATGCCTCAGAATAACGATCCGAATCAGTCTGCAGACTTGGCTAAGCTTATGGCTGAGCTTGCCGTCATGGCGTTTAGGCTTGAAGCATTAGAGAAGAAGTTTGAAGAATCACTTAATCGTCTTATCAACAAGATTGATGAGCTTATTGAAAAGCAAAGTGATGTTAAAGAGAAGCAGTCGTTAGACTCTCAAGCAATGTCAACTATTAACACTCAGGTAACTAAGCTAGACGATAAGATAGAGGAGTTGGAGAAAGATATAGTCTCTGTTAGAATATCTCTAGCCGAGAAGGTGCTCTACGGTGGCCTTGGTGGCGGTATAGTAGCTGCACTTGCTAAGATGGTAGAGTTCGTTTTTGCTTAGGAGTACGTATGGCTTTCACATTTAACGAGACCAAGTATACAAGTATTCTTTCACGGCTAACTGCCTTAGAAGAGAATCACAATAATATTGTTGTAGCTATTGATAGGCTTGCTACTATTGATCAAGTACAAGAGTTACTAGTAGTTTTGCAAACAGACTTGCAAGACATAAAGAATACTCTTACTTCTCTCACTGCGCGTGTAACTGCGATTGAGGAAGAGCCTCTTACTTAAAGTAGGGGAAGTATAATGAAGTTTATGAAGTATCCTATCAATGGCAAGAAGAAAGATGATCTTTTAGAAGGGATTGAGTACTGTCCTCTTTGTGGTCTCGCTATGCAGGATCCACAACAGTGTGAGTACTGTGACTATCGGCAAGCTGGTATTGGCTGTCTTGAAGAAGTGCTTGAGGAAGAGCTTGTACCCGAGTATGAAGAGGCAATAGACCTATGGAAGACCCATGGTGGGGATTAGGTAGCTTCTTAAGTAAAAAAACAGGCTAGCATTGCTAGCCTGTTTCATAGAGTAGGAATGGGGGCGGAGGCAGTAGGATTCGAACCTACGGTAGCTTTCGCTACAGTGACTTAGCAGGTCACCACCATCGGCCACTCGGTCATGCCTCCAAGGGGTACTACAAGTGGCTACCCCACTGTTGCGCCATAGCATTAGCAATGCCTTGAAAAGTTCTGCTTCTAATTTTCCACCTATCCTTGCTAGGAGGTAGCCTCCAGATGCGTTGTTCACGTCCCTCAACGATTTGGGTAGGCACAAGTAGTGGCAGCTCCTTAAGCCAGAGGCAGGTGGCCTTTGTCTCGCCATGTCCAAATTGCCAAGGCTGGATAATTTGATCTGGCTTTCGATAATGAGTGGACATAATACCAATAGGGTTTTCAATAGCAATGCGTGGAATGTTTGCATTAGCCAAGGAAAGGAAGAAGTCAATACCAGCTTGCTGTCTTCCGTCTGCTCTTTTCGCAGGAAACCACCGCGCCCCACTACTTGCAAGGTGTGTACATGGGGGAAAAGCAATCAGCATGTCCCATTTGTTATCAAGTATATCTGATATACAGCCTTGGTAGTGATTGCCAACTATCTCTGTTGGCAGGAGGTCACAAGACATGGCGTCGTGGCCTTCTCTAGCAAACGCTTCTCTAACAGTGCCACTGTATTCACAAGCGACTAAGACTCGCATAAATTTACTCTCTCTACGGTAGGGGCGCTATATATTCTGCTGTTATAACCCAGCCACTTCCCGTGCACTGCACAGTGAGGGCTTGCCCTTGGGCAATGCTAGCTGTGTCGTTGGTAACGCCTTCTAAAGCGTCTCCTGTTGCGACTGCTAGGGTTGCAGTATAGCTTCCAGTGGTGTCAGTTCTTTTTACTGTGTACATACGCCCTGTAATACCGGAGGCAGAGGGGAGTGTAACAGTTACATTTCCTCCACTAGCATCAATAAGAACTGTTGAGTCACTTATTGTAAGTGTAGTATTGCTATTTGTAGATCTAAGTACTCTTGAAAAAGAACCCTTAAGGCTTAGTCTTGAGCGGGGAACTGTTGTGCCAATGCCTACATTTTGTGAAGAGTCTATAGTTACAGATGTATCTACATCTATAAGGCTGCTGCCAATCTTGAACTTGTCGCTATCGCTATCGTCTACGCCGATAGAGAAAGCCAGTGTAGCGCCTGCGTCTACACTGAAGCCCAGCTGAGCGTCACCCTCAGTTGCATCAGACTGCACAAGCAGAGCTACGTTTCCGTTAGTGCCAACGAATTTATAGTTGGGGTTAGTAGCTGAGCCTGTAATCTCAAAGTCGCCATTATCTGTTGACAATAGGTCTACGTAATTGGTGTTGTCTGTGTGGGTAAGCCTTAGCTGTGGGGCTGTAGCATCTAATATGTCTAGCTTTCTATCGGGAGATGCGCTCCCAATTCCAACGCTACCTGCACTTGTTATCACTGCTCTTTCAGAGCCTGCTGTGTCGAATCTTATAGTATCTTCATCAGCAGCTTCTTCACATTGTATCTTCGTATCGCCATCAACATCTCTTATAAAGGACAATATGAGAGTGTCTTCATTAACGTCATCACCAGTAACGGTGTCGTCAAAGATTGCTGATCCTTTAATAGTTGTTTTTGCCATACTAATCTCTAAATACTAGCTTAGTTCCATCTGGCTGTGAGGACCGACTTGTTTTAAGTAGCTCTTCATATTGTGTCTTGAGCACATAGAGCTCTTTCTGAAGCTCTATATTTTCTTGCGATAGGATATCAATTCTGGCTTGTAGTCTTTCTTCTTTGGTCATTTGGCTGCCTAGAAGACGGGTGGCTTAAATACTGTGAACTGAATATAGGGTTCCCAGCTCTCTGCCTCTGGAGAGAATGTTCCATCAGTATCTACTACTGCAGTTATTCCTTCGCGTTTAATATGCACTGCTAAGAGATTGTCAGTGGCAAGTGTTTCAGCAACACGATCTGCAAGCCAACGCTTGCCTCTTAGATCCCATTCTGGATGTTTGCTACTAGCGTCAAAGTCTACAGCAGTATGCTCACGAGTCTCATGAGCAGAGATATCAGAGGTAAGGGATATTGTAGCTTCTGTAAAATGGCGGCATCCCCTGAGCCAATTGTAGACAGCGCCTGGAAGCTTAGACTCAGATAGCTGTGAGGCCATAGTCTTTCCGCCAGGGATAGGACGCTTGATTATTTTGGTTCTTGTATCTGCGTCAGTTATCTTTCTAACTAGTGCTTCCTGATGGGTAAGCGTACCCGGACGGTCTAGCTGTCGGATAGCTTCTTGTTTAGTAATTGCCATATTTTCTTTTCCTCATGAAAGAGATTGCTTCTCTTATAGTGAGATAGTTTAGCTCTGCTAGTAGAAGTATCTCTATCTAGCATAAGTTGGAACAGATAGGACTGCCATCTGTTTAACTTCATGTTGTTCATTAATAAGTAGTCTGGAATAGTTGGTACGTAGGAAAGCTCAATAGTATCTGTGCTTTCAGCTCTGTCTAGAGCATCTCTTTGTCGTTTGGCATATGCGTATGAAATGAAGTGGTGAAGACCATATTTAAAATCCCTAGCTATTACATACTCTATCGTGACAGGTCTGGCAAGGGTAGGGCTATATTTAAACCTTCTTATTCTTTGCAAGAAGAGGTATTGTAGTTCTTCTTTAACAGAAGATGAGGTCTCTGCCCACTTGACCCATGCGGCTATCATCTCTAACGCCTTTTCTGGTTCTTTAGGGGAAAGTAGTCTGCACAAGATAATATAGTTTAGTTCTTTTTCTGTATCAACATGCGTGAGTTGTTGCTCCCACTGATCTAAATAGGGTTGTGAAACCTCTAATAGCTTTGTGATGTCTGAGTCGGCGGAGGCGACTGCTAGCTTAAACTCCTGAGCATATTCCTCACTAGTCACCACTAGTGGCATCGGCCTAACATCTGTTGGTAGTATTTTGTACATCGTCTTGCGCTATTCGTGCTTTGAAAAACTCTATCCAGTCCTCCATTAGCATAGTGACCAGTATTGGCTCTCTGTCGTCTTTTGTTATCACTACAGGTATCTTACCACTTACGGTAGAATCTGTTATAGCCTGCCTAAGGGCAGCTTTGATGTTGCAGCGCTTGTGTCTTTTGGCCTCGATGTGTATGTAGTCCACTTCTACATCGGAAACTTCAGCTCCACCACCACGGGTTTGAGCTAAGCCGCGCTTAGCGTCTAAGCCAGTAGCAGCTTGTATTATTTTAGCAAGCTCTCTTTCAAAGTTGGCACCCTTTGCTCTGGCACCTCGTCCACGACTAGCCATTGTCACTCCAGGTTAGTTTCTTCTTTTTAGCTTCTGGCATTAGAGTATGTACGAAGCCGTATTCAAGGGCCTCTTGGGCGTTAAAGTTCTTAGCAATCTTACCTTCAAATTCTTGAGTCCAAACACGTTTCTTGATCTTGCAACGCTTTACAAGAAGCTCATCATAAGAATTTTGCATTCTATAGTAGGACAGCTTGGCATCGTCTACCTGCTCTCTAGATATAAAGCCATCTACTGGCATTATAGGCTGGTGATAGAAAAAGAGAGTATTGGGTGTTGCTAGACGGAGATCGCCCGCTGAAAGGAGCAGCAACCCCGCAGAGGCACATATGCCTGTAGCAATTGTTATGATTGGCGACGTTATGCCGCGCATAACGTCATAGATTGCAAAGGTGTCTGTTAGAGCGCCTCCCTCTGTATTGATGTACAAGCGGATGGGTTCGCCCGCCCCCCTATGCTCAAGCTCCAGCAGCTGGGACATTAGGGGTGTGGCACTCTCTTGGTTGATTTCCCCCACTAGAGCAAGTGTGCGTCTGACAGGGCCATAGTAGAGTATATCTCTTGGATTCCATATTTCTATAGGCTCTTCTTGGGCAAGTTCTGCGAGGACATCATGTATACTATCCATTAGAGCTCCTGTTGAATATAATATCTTTTAGTGTTTTACCATCTAGCTTGCCAGAGAGCTTATAGCTTACCTCTCTATACTCTAGCCCCGCCTCTTCAATGGCTGTTTTTTTAAGGTTGTCTCTGTGCTGCATTTGGTGAAAATCAGATTTGGCTTTGTGGTAGGGGCTATTGCCAAAATTTGTTATGTTGTAGTGTTGGCGTCCATGCAGTTCTAGTACTGTGCCTAGCTCATCAATATACCAGTCGACATGGTGGTTGTTATACTGATAGCCGGTTACTATGCCAGATACGGGGACCTCTTGGAAGCAGTGTAAATGCTTAAAGAATAAGTCGTTAGCAAATATATCTCTTACTTCATTATGGAATAGAGATGCAGATTCTGTTAGATCAAATTGAGTTTTCCATTTACTTCTTTTGTCCTGCAAGTTTAAACTCCTTGCCAGGCAGTAGTTTAAGTACTCCTGCTTCTTGTAAGAATTTTTCAATGTCGTATAGTTCTGTTTGACTATCTATTTGTTTAAAGAGTGTTGTGTGAGTAGGGTCCACTAGTTCGATATAGATCTTATCTGTCTTGCTATGTTTAAAGCAGATATACTCTTTGAATCCTCTCACAACGGTTGCCAAATGTATCCAAGGCCCTCCTCCGAATATATTGGGATCAAGCGCTTGTTGGATATCATTGACTAAGATAAATTTGGTACTAAAAGCTTTAGACATTATTCATTAGGGTAGCAGTTGGATTTGTATGGGCATTTATATAGACAGGGTAGCACAGGATAATGATGCCCTGTTTCTATTGTTTTAATGACTCCTTCTATTCTTTTAAGAAGGGTTAGGTTGGTCTGATTAGAGTCGTAGCACTCGTATACCATTTGGTTCCTCTTATCATGCGCAAAAACATGCATTTTTACTTGTGGCCTACCCGATCTCATGTGCTTGGCAACAAATGGTTTAAGTATCTTTAGCTTTAAATGTAGGGCCGGATCGTTAGCTATACAGTGCTCGTAAGCATTGCTAGCTGGCACAAAGGCAATTGCATGCAGTGTCTGGGTGGTTTGTGAGCGCAATAGACCAGATATCTGGAGCTGTATTGGCGTTTTGGAAACACGCACTACTGGTGCTATAGGACCATAAATAGGTATATAGTTTTGTATAGGCAGCACTTCAAATAGATCTTTTAAGTATAAGGTGCACTGGTTGAGATAGGCGTTGATTTGTGGTTCAAGCAAATCTTCTTCCTGTCCCTTGAGTGCCATCACCTTTAGTAAGATTTTATGATAGTCGATTATGCTATGCGGTTTACGTAGGGAGGTCACCACAACGCGCTCATATGTAGCCTTGGCAACCTCTAAGAAAAAAGAGCCTCTATGCTCACCCCCTCTATAGTAGTACTCAGAACACTTCACAAAGGCTCTTAAACGCTCCTCTGACAGCGTCTTGCCTGCTGTTGCAGGGGTAAGCACTCTAGAACTTGCTCCCCATGCTTAGGTCGCCACTATACACGGTGCTACCGGTACCTATAGAAGCTCCGCCAGTTATCCATAAGTCAGTTATGATGGGGAGCTTATGCCCTATGTTGTAGCTTACTGGATCTATACCTATACGAATATTATCTCTACTGACAGAACCTCTTAAAGAGAGGATGTCTAGGTAGGCTGTTGGGTGTATGAGCGAAGTAGACAGTGAGACAGAAGCGTCTAGTGTAGGAAGCGATAAGGTGCCACTTATCAGTACATGTGGTTCAAAGAGATTATGCTCTCTAACTTTTGTAACTGTAATATCGTTAAGAGGAATTGGCACTTCTATGCTTGGCTCAAAGGAAGAGGTGGCTGACAGAAGTACGCCTGTAGTGTCTTCGCTTATTAAGACTTGACTCTTGAACTTTAGATCAAAGATTTCAAAGGTATATGAGGTTGCTTCTGATAAGAAATGTGCAACTGCTAACCCACTATCAAACCTATAAAGATATGATGCAGGTAGGGTAGCAGTGGTTTCAGTACCACCCTCTATAATGGTTTCGGTTCTTACAATATAGCGCACCTCTGCTGGCCTATCTTCAAGGACCTGTATCAGTTGTTTTAGTTCTTCAGTTTCCTTGCTGCTCTCAGATAGGAGCTTGTTTAGACTACTTGTCTTGTTCTTCGCCTTCTGCAGTTCTCCCTCTATGGTGCTCTTGTCAAGAGATAGGGCTTTATATACAGAGGATGCTTTTTTACTCGCTACAAAATAGCCTGTAGAAAATATAAATAGGAGTATTAGGCTTAAGTATATGTAGGCTTTTAATTGTTTAGCTAGGTTTTCCATATGGGCTTTCTCATGGCTCTATGGTGCCCACCTCTAGAGGAGTGATTTCTGCTCTAAATATTGCTACTGCTGACGGGAATGGAGCACTTCCGTCGCCATTGCCAAATTTAAGCCTTCCCTTTACAAAATAAAGCTCACTAGCTTTCATGACATAGTTATGCCAGTACTTAGTATCTGTTCTAGCAGGTATTAGTATTGTTACCTGAGTGTCTGGTTGGCGCGATTCGTCGTAAGCTTTCTTTATCCAGTCTCCAATCTTCCTTCCATATGGTGGATTCATGAAAACATTATCGCCCTTCCAGCTTTGCTCTAGGCCATTTTCAGAGGCAGTAAAGTAGAGTGGGGTTTTATAATTTGACTGATTAGCGCATGGGTCTAGGGTGAACGGGCCAAACTCTTCGTTGAGAAGATCAAAGAAGTGCTGTGGAGTAGCCCAGTCGTCAGAGTCAGAACTAAATAGTATTTCTTGTGTCTGCTTATTCACTTGTGCTCTCAGTTGTGGTGGCAGCCATATTAGAGGTCTCGACTTGGGCAGTAGGCTCTGCTTTCTTCTTTGTAGTGCGCTTGGCTCTTGTCTTGGCTTTTGCCTTGGGCTTTGTTTTGACTTTGGGAGTTTTACTAGCACCCCAGTGGCTAGAAGTGCTAGCTTCCTCTGAGTTTTCTGCAGGGGATGTCAACACTTGTTCTACATGCTTGGATATATAAATAGGCTGTAGCTTATGATCGGCAACCTTAGCGTCTCTCACTGTCAATACAGTGAAGTCATCTGTGCTCATTAAGCCACGAGTATTATAGTGAATAAGATCTCTTGAGATGAGAGTCTTGCGTATCCTATCGACTGTATTCCCAACATAGTTGTCGCCAGTCTCTAGATAATAAAAGGTTTTGTTTTGTTTACAAAAGATGCCTAGGCTATCTTCGCGCATTATTGTTTCCTTATGATATGCGAATAGAGTCGTCGTCATAAGATGGTGTAGAAGACTCTATGAGGCGAACTTCAGTAGAAGTTGCTCTTAGTGAATGTGGTAGGCCTGGCGCTATGACGAAAGAATTCCAGGCAGTTATAGTTTTTGTTGTTCTCTTTTTATTTACTATTATGTCTATGTAAAGAGTGCCAGCAACCACCAGCATAGTTTCATGCTTTTCTATATGGAAATGCATAGAAGTAGCTTGATTGGGGTTTATAATTAAAAGCTTTTGACAGTATAGCTCATTGTTCTGAAAGTGTCGTTCTTCGCCCCAAGTCTTAGGAACTATCAATGGAAGCACATCACCGCTCTCGCCTAGCGCTCCTCTGTTATGTCCAGTTGTTGCAACTGGGATTATGATAGGAAGCTCTGGCTCAATAACAGAGGAGTCGGGCAGCAAAATGCCACCCGGACTCCTCTGAATTGATGTTCTTCTCGTTTTACTTTTCGACATGAGTAAATAGTTATGCTAGGTGATATTATCACATTTCGTATTCTGTTGCTGCAATAGATACTACTGCATTACCATTTAACTTTATTTTACCCTCTTCCTTAGCGTCTATATAATTCTCAGCTTCATTTAATGCATTCTTAACACACTTTGGCTTTAGTGTAACAGACCTAGTATCAAGATCCAATATTAGCTTGTCTTTGAAGCTAGATATCTTATTCTTTGTAAAGTTAATTAGTAGTCTTGGGCTAGCAGTACCTTCATCGTTTGTCCAGAATATCTCGGCATGATCTTTACGATCATGAAGATCGTTATATACATGCAGAATTGCTAGTGGTCTATACATCAGTGCTCTTGCATCAGCTAAGTCATCATCTACAGGTAGCTTCATCTTAGACTGATCTATAGGCATGTTCTTTCTGTATTCGGCAGTAGCTATCATACATAGTCTGTATTTAACGCACATATGTTTTTGCGCATTAGAGATCATAGTCATTCGAGTGGTTTGATCCATGTGACCCCAATCTGCAAGGTTGTGAGTATTATCGCATATGATCATGATCTTCTTGCTTGGAAATCTACTTCTGTAATATTTAACATTTCTTTCAAGCACAGATAGAGTACTACCGTCTTCTGCATCTAATATGACTAGTCGTTCATCTGCGAGCAGATCTTTGAAAAGTTCATCTGCTAAGTTGTAAGCCTCTATAGTAGCTTTGTCATTCTTGGGCAGGTATTTGTGAGGCTGAACAACCATTCCTATGGTAAGTGTTGGGCCAGTTGGATTGGCCATTGCATAAAGATTAGATTTGATTCTAGGCTCTATTTGCTGATAGCTATCATCTGTAGAGTGAATGATTACAATTGCATTTGGATCTGAAAGCGCAATGTCACATCCTAAAGCTAGTACTGTTGCTGTTTTGCCCGAATTTGATCTTCCACCAACGTACATTAAGCAGCCCTTTGTCCAGTCCATGCCTCCTGAGAAAGCATCAGCAAAGCCAGAGTAATAGTTCATCTCAAAGGTTGCTGCATTCCCATCATCAGAGTCTCTGCGTAGCTGTTGGATTGCATCGTATCTAGATAGCTGATAGTTAACACCTGTTACATTTCTTTGGTACTCTCTTTCAATAGTAAGTACGCGTTGCTCATGTTGAGCAATAGTAGCGATAATATTATCAGGATCTTCTGAGACTTCTTGTACATAGCTTTCTGCAGATGCTACTAGTTGTCGTTTTCTTTCTGTATAGTCGTTACTGCGTAGCGATGAGACATCAGAGCCTATTGCTTGTGGTGATATGCCTGTAAAGTTAGCAAGCGCTTGAGTAAGTAATTCTCTTTTTACAGCTGCACTTTCAGTAGCGATAATAGGTATCATTCTCTGACAGATAGTATCTGGCGTGTCATTGCTAGAGGCTTGAGATAGCTGCCACTCAAAAGCAGGTAGCTTTTTCAGCGACAAGTATGGCTCTGCGTCTTCTGCACCATGCAGTAGGTCGTCTGGGTCTTTTGACTCGCTATTTTCGGGTGCTGCCACAACGTGTGCAGAAATACCTGTTGTGGCCTTAAGTATAATCTCTAGTACACGTTGAGTAGCTATATAGCCAGCATTGTCCCAGTCGAAGCTTAGGTATATACTTCTAATTCCTAGCTTTTTTAAGAGTAACAGATGATGCTCTGTAAAGGCTGTACCACATACTGCTGCGGCGTTTAGCACACCTACTCTATAGAGTTGAGCTAGATCTCCTGGGCCTTCAACTATATATATACCTGCCTTCTTAGCATCACCTGCCTTCAGTGCAGTGTCTAGGCCTAGTAATACTTTGCCTTTTTCATATATGTGTGATTCTGGAGAGTTTATATACTTAGATACAGAATCATCTCCATTGAGAGCTCTTGAGATGAAGCCTACTGGTCTACTTCTTTCGTTTCTAATGACAAAGGTAAGCTTATCGTCTCCAAAGAACGAGTGGTATCTGGTTCTAACTAGTAACGACTTAAGTATTTCCTTTGGATCCCAGCCCTTCTCAACAAGCTTGGCCATGAGGTCTTCTTCGTCGATGGAGCCGAGCGAAAGGTGATCTTGAGTCCAGTTCCTTTCTGTTATGTATTTAGATATCTGACCGTGCAACACTAAGATGTCTGCAATATCTTGTGTCAGCTTATGCTGGCGTGCTCTCTCTTTGTCGGTATGAGAGGGTTCTCCTAATCTCAAGGGTATGTCTAGCGTTTTGCATAGCTCAGGAATTGTTACTGAAAGCCATTCGCTACCAGAAGTAGGTAGGTTTTCTAAGACATGAGCAACATCAAAGATATCTCCAGTCCAATTACATGAGAAGCATTTGACAGTCTCATTATTAGTCTTAGGATTAAAACTCATGCTTGGCTTATTGTCATCATGAGCAAAGCAATTCATCTTTCTTGTATTAGATCTAATGTTATGCTTGATTATTAAGTATTCTCTAAGCTGTCCTCGGAGAAGTGGGATGACTTCTTGGAGATTAGTGATGTACATAGATCCTCCATGGTAAGTGTGGTTACTGATGTGAATGGTTGAAGAATCACATCTCTGCAACAAGCGATAGCAAAGTCGCATGCGTCCTTGCACAGTTCTAAAGAGTTCAGAACAGATAGTTCGCTGATGTTGGCCGGGTGGTAGAGTAAGTAGGCGGCAACAGCTGCTGTAAAAGTATCACCTGCGCCGCATTCATCTATTATGTCTACAGGTGGAATACTAATAGATAATTCATGATGCACGCCATCGGCTGCTCTAACTATCTTAATGTCGTATGGGCCATTTGTCCACAATAGCATATCAAAGTTATCGCTAAAGTTTGCCTCATACTCATTGCCTGTTGCATGCCATATGTTGAACTTGGATGCTTTTAATAGAGATGTATCTAGTGTTCTATTGCGAGAATCTACTATACAAAAGCCGAAAGCATTCTCTATGTCTTTTATACTACTGGCAGCCTTGCGATGCGTATTGACTGTACCTTTATTATAATCTGCGATAACAAGAGCAGCCTCTATCTGCCCATGGATGGATAGCAATTCTTGATAGTAAGACTTCATTGTCATGAAGACGTCTATATGCTGTGGCTGTGTGTATATAAATTCCTTTTTATCTGTAGGGATTCCACTAGCTTCTATGTGTGTGCTGCTTGGCATTTTGCTATCTAGCGATAGAAGATATCTGCGCAGGGTATATATATCTTCTGTTTTATATAAAACATTGGCATCTATGGGGCCGGTAGGAGAGAAGAAGTGTACAGTGTTCTTACCTATCAATGCTTCTGCATTTTTCCATGTGTTGAGTGCTCCGCCATATCGTCTCTCAACAGATTCTGTTGTGTAACGGTTGGCGGAAGTAAGAGACCCCGTATAGAAAATATCTATAACGGGGTCTCCAGTACAGAATAGGTGTTTATTTAGTACCATGAGGCGTGCCTTCTATATAGGCTGCTTGCGTAATCTTTACAAAGTATACATTTGTAGGATTTAGCTCTTCTATTGAGCTAAGGCCAAGGTAACTGATAGCCGACGCTACACCACCTCTAAACTCTTCCACTATGTTCTTGCAAAATCCTTTAGGAGTAATGGTGGGGCCAGACGCTCCTTCGGGACAAGCAGGATCTTTTGCATACTGTGAGATTTGAAATTCTCTGGACGCTTGTCCTCTAAATTTCTTTTCTCTTCTGTTGTCTTTGTTTACAAACCAGCCAGCGCTTTCGATACAAGAGCTAAATCGACTGCCCAACATAATGGCGTCTGCCCCTGCTGCAAGATACTTCACGGCATCGCCAGAATACTTGATTCCTCCATCAGCAATAATCTCTATATCTATCTCTTTTGCTTCTAGATATTTGGCTATAATATAGATAGCTTTTAGCTGCGGATAGCCACAGCCCGTCATTAGCCTAGTTGTGCAAGCTGCTCCAGGGCCTACACCCACTCTTAGGTGTGTGCACCCAGCAGCCCAAGCTCTCTCTGCCCCCTCAGGGGTACAGAGAGAGCCAGACATAATGTTCCCTATGTAGGGGCTTTTAGAGAGCAATGTAGCTGCACTGTGAGCCATTACGGAGTCCCCATGAGCTATGTCTATGGATACCGATACTGAGCCATATGCAGGCTTAGTGTTATTGAGTCTATATAGGAAGTCCTCCAAGTCGGCTTCTTTAGCACCTATTGCAAAGAAAACATTAGGGTTTTCCATGTGCTCGGTAAAGGTTCTGTTCCAGTCTTCATGTAGGAAGCGACAGACTACAGGATGCTCTCCAAGAGCTACCATAGCGTTAGACATTCCATAGCCTGTCACAGTGTCCATAGGAGCGCTGTAAATGAATGGCTTTAGTTTTGCATCTGCTCTTGAGGTAAGGATTCCTTTGGCTGGGAGCAATAGAACATCGTTAACGGATAGGTTTTCTGAAAGTAATGGATTTACATATGGGGTCTGCGTTCGCATTCGTTTTCCTTGATTCTAATAGCTATAGTATCCCAGCTTCCATCTGCATTAAGTATGCACTCATGCACTTCGGCCAGGTACCTAGCTACTTTCTTTTTGAGTATTTGAGCCAATGCAATGGGAGGCAAATGGTCTATAAGCATAGTGACCGCATCATCCAACTCTAGATACGGTCCATATACTGTTAGCTCATTGTCTACCCATATCTTCACAAGGAAGTAGGTATCCATAAGTTCCTATATGTTTATTGGGTTCTTTTTATCGTCGTAACAGATGTCTTTATACTTGCATAAGCGGCATTGCCAGTCGCCGCGCTCTACAGCTTTAATAGGGCGCTTACCCTCTGCTAGCTGCTGAGTTCTCTTCCCATGCCTTTCCATGTCGGCCTTAGGTAGCTCTTTTCTATCATAAAGCTTTGAGATGTGTTCGTCAGAGTATTGCAAGCTATAATCTCTTTCGGGTATTTCGCCTGAATCTAGGGATCTTAGAATGAGAGCATATTGTTCAAGTATGTTCTCTATACTAATGTCTGTTACAACTTCTTCTGTTTTGTTTGGACAGTTACCTGTGTAAGAGATAAAATTTTGTACACCAGTATCTGTATCGTATGGACGTATTTGAATTAGGTATTCAGCAAACCTGCCTGTATCTCGTGCACCATAAACTAGCCTACCCTCTTCAAATCTTTCGTCTTGTCCAGCATACCACCATTGGTAAATGCCTATTTGCATAAGGTGGCCTGTGCGTGGTGTACCCAGCTGACCTTTCTTTCTCTCACCTGGAGTACCAAGTACACTATTGCCATTGAATCCATAAACGGATTTAAGTTCAACAATGGAATAGTTCTTAGTAACTGGATTAAGAGCAACGATATCTACTTTGCCTGAGACATTGTGGCTAGGCACATATACTTGTGTCTGATCGGCAATATAGATACCTGATTCTTTAGAGTCTTGCAAGCATGATTCTTCATATAGGTTCCCCTGCTTGAAGATCCACTGAACGTAACCGTCATGTGGAATGCTTTTCTCTTTGATCTGCTCTACGAGAGGTTGATAATGTGCATATGCGTCACTATTAAAATAGTACCAATCACACATATACCTGAAGTAAGTGGCTCGCCTACATTTCCCCTCAGCAACTTGTTCACCATGTGCATTGGCAACAATAGCTGTTGCTTCAGAGGGCCACAGAGTGGGGGCCTTTTGATTTCCTAGTTTATCTCGCCCTAAGTAGTCTGTTATGTGTTGTATAAATGACCATTTACTACTCATCAGTTAGATCCACTTGGCGTTCAATGTTAGTTAGGTCTTGCATTGCTGCTTCTGCCTGCTTAACAAAGTCGTCAGCGAATCCTTCTTCCATCATCTTCTCTGCTTCTTTTTGGATTTCTTCGTAGCGGGTCTTAGCCCAAGCATTGAATTCTTCCATAGGTATTTCCATACCCTTCTTCTCTAGCTGCTCATATAGATATTCAAGTAGTAGTCCTAGTTGAACAATCTGAGCGTTTGCAGCATCCATTCTAACTCTAAAAGAGGTTAGCACTTGGATAAGATCAGAATTGCTTATCCCTTCTTCTGTTGAGACTGGCCGACCAGTCGAATCTACAAGAGACATTATAGTATTTCCTTTTTAGGTGGTAATTGGCTTCCAATATATATTGGGCCGCTTAGGTTGAAGTCTGTATTGCCGTCTGCGTCTTGATATATTACTGCATAGCCGTTCATGGCATGTGTGAATCTGAGATCATCTTTATGCTGGTAGGGCTGTCGAGCGCACATAGCACCCTGCTCTATTAGTAGTTTGTTGCCAACAATACCCATATAGATCCGGTGTGTGTGCCCCACGACTATAGAGTCAAAAGATTCACTGCCCATTCTGTTGGTAAAGTAATCGCATAGTTTAGTTACAGTGCCTCCAGGATAGCTACCCCGCCATGCAGATGGATGGCAGAATATTGTTTTGCCTACTCGTACATACCAAGAGTCATATTTTTGATATGTAACATTATCCATGCCGACTAGTTCTACTATCTCGCCATATTCATCAAGCATTTCGCCATTAGCTATTCTAGCTAATAGGTCTGGTCTAAGTACTTGAGTAGCTTCTTTGTTGAAGTCTGATCTGCTAAGTGCTCTTGCAGGCCTTACATCATGATTTCCACTTGTAATAATAACATGTGGGAAGTTGTCTGAAATATAACGAACTAGTTCAAATACAGCTATGTACTCTTTAAGTGCGGCTACTCGTTTGGCTCTGCCAAAGGTAGAGAATATATATCCGTCTAGTAGATCGCCATTCAGCACGACAACATCTGCGTCTGAATGATCGAGTAGTGCCCTATGTATATGGTCCTCTAGGGCAAACGGAAAGTGTAGATCAGATAGTGTGAGTATCTTTCTATCTACATCGTCTACTATTCCTACTGTTAGTTCCTCAGCGTCTAGCTTGTACTCGTTTCCAAGACTCTTAATATATTCCCAGCGATCTTTATAGGGATCGCTGTATCCTACTATAGAATCAGCTGTTAGTTCTTCGCGGTTACACTTCTTGCGTATTGCTTCTGAAGATCTTAGCGAGGTAAATCCAGGCAGCATCTTTTGGAAGCGCCTTTCAAATTCTACTGCTATCTCGGTATGGCTATTTGTAGGTAGCAAAAGCCTAAGTAAGTGTTCTTCTTCTGGTTGCCATCTACTCATATAACTATTCCTCGTATATTTTGACTGAAGTAGCCATTAGCTTAAGGGTTGGTTCTTCTTGCTCAACCTTAACTCTTAACTCTACTAGCTTTCCCTGCGTGACTAAAGACTGATTAGTCTTGCGCCATACAGCTGGGAAAACTACTACCTCAGCTATGTCAGTGGAATCATCTATTTCTAGGAAAGCCATTTGTCTTCCCTTTCTAGTTGTGATTTCTTTGACATTGTTAAGTACTCCGCAGACATTAGCATGTTGACCTGTATATAGGTTGCACAGACGCTCTGCGTTGTTGTTGATGAGCATAACTGGATGTACTCCTACATAGCAACCTATGTAGTGTGCCTGCTCCATGATCTCTTCTAATGAGAGTTCAACAGTGCTAGCTCTTTTTACTTCTGGTGGTTCAGGAAAAGCCTTGGGTTTAAGAGCGGGTAACCGTCTAAGACCTTTGATACTAATTAAGAACTCCTCTTCTTTGGAGGTGGGTTCTCTTTTCTCTTTTCGTAATAGTTTGTTTAGTTCTTTTTTTCTATCTAAGAGAAGTGTTTTCTTTCTATTTTCTTCGTCTCTAGCGACTATATCTAACTTTCTTTGTTCATATTCTACAATATCTTTTACATAAGCATATAAAGCGGCTGTATGTTCAAGAAGAGATGGGCGGCTATATCCCAACTTGTCAAAAGCGCCTGCCTTTACAAGGCTTATAAAAGTCTTAGTAGTCGCTTTCCTAAGGTTTACCCTATGTAGAAAGTCGTATATGTCTTTATATGGCTGGCTACCTCTTGCTTTTATAATGGCTCTAGCTGCAGCAACACCAACGTCTCTAATAGCATTGAGTCCAAAGTAGATATCATTGCTCTTTACTGAGAATTCAAGTTCAGAACCATTAATAGAGGGTGGATGTATAGTTACACCAAGACGGCCTGCCTCCTGCATATACTCAGGAGCTTTATTAGCCCAGAGCTTAGGTTGCAAAGACTTGGAGCGCACAGACATAAGTGCACAGAAGAATTGTGCCGGATAGTTTGCTTTCAAATAGGCGGATATGTAAGTAAGCTTTGAATACGAGACAGAATGGCTTGCATTGAAACAATTTGCCGCAACTAAACCGCCTTGAATAACAAAATTGTGATGGTCGGGCAGACCAATATCATACACTGGTGCAAGCCCGAGGTATTCTCGGGATTTAATCTTCATATATATCCTTACGGTTAATCGTTGGAGAATATAAGCTGTAGCTGATTTCCTAAAGTAGTATCGTCTTGCTCAGATGAAGTGAGTTCTGAAACTCTATCTTGATAAAGCGACAGGCTTACTCCGTAGGGAGAAGACTCGTGAGAGTCGCTCTGTGAAGCAGTAGTCTTTGAGCAAGTGATTACAAAGTAATCATAATCTTCTGTTCTTTCTCCAGGTGAAAACGATAAAGAGTAGTCTTCAATATCTTCTGCTTGGATTTTTAGTTTTCTTAGTAAATCAACAAGCATAACCTCTTCTGGGATAATACCATCAAGGCAGTATTCAACTTCAGCTATATAATCTTTATCTTCTTTTTCTTGTGACTCGTACATGTAGTCGATAGATCCTCTTGTTACATGTTGAAGTGGAAATAGTAAGAAACATATCCACATAATATTGATAGGCTCAGCAATTTAAAACATTCTGAGAATGAGCTGTCTGATAGTATAGCAAGAATAAAAGTTCCTAGCCACATTGTAGATGAAAGCAAGAATATGACTGAGGTTATATCTTTAGGCTGTAGGAACATTTATAGCTCTGTTTCCGTATTGGTATCTATCAATACTAGAGTGCTGTGTTCGCTTTTAATTTCCTCACCCTCTTCACGAATGCCAGAGTGATCTACTTTTCTTTCACAAAGCATAACATATAGGTCTGTAGAGATAGATGCTAGTTCAAGAGCTTGCTGTTTAAGTAGTTCGTTATCTTCTGCTGCTGTTCCCACAATAGAAAGAGTAGTGACTCCTACTATGTCATCCCATCCCACATTATCAGTTCTTATACGACCACGGAGTATATTACAATATCGTCGGTAGTCTTTTTTATAGTTACCACCGCCAGTTCTTAGTTCCATATTGTCTCTTATAAGATTCGCTTCCTTCCATATACTTGATCGATACAAGAGTCTTATTATTAGCCTTGTTCTATAAAAGAATTGTTTTACCTTTCTAATCATATTTTCTCCATATAAAGAAAGTGCGGGGGGTTCTCCCCCCGCACTAGGTTGTACCTTAGAAAGATACTTAATGTCTATATATTGTGTTGTTTAGACTGTAGCGCCACGAATGACAATTGTTTGTCCTTCATAAAGTGTTTTTTGCCATTTTATGGTAAGCGCGTTATCGTTGTCATAGACATGACTAAAGTCATCGTTTGCACCTTTGTCTTGTAGCATACCGTCTAGAAAGACCATATACTTTGTTTCATCGCCACCCACATTAGAAATGCCACTGGCATCTAGGCCAGCAACCATGGTTGCGCCGTGTGCAGTTGTGTCCCCAGAGGCTACGCCACCAGCACCAACAGTACTATGTGCAAATAGGGAGGCTGCGCCACCACTATTATCAGCATATGCCTTGATAGACTGTTGTGAGGCTAATGCCGCATCAGAGTTAGAAGACATGTTATCTTCATCTTTGAAGTCAAACATATCCATAGTGGTAGCACTGTCAAAGTAGGGGATCTTGTTTGGGGTTTGGATAAGACCACTAAAGTCATCCAAAGCAGCATCCCAAGCTTGTACATTAGATTCAGATCCTGGCCCTGCAGCACTAATGGTATTTGTAGCACTAGCATACAAAATATCGCCCTGTGTAACAGCTTGTAGTCCAGTACCACCATTTGTAACTGTTAGTTGTTTGTTCGTAGTACTATCCCAGTTTGCGTTTTCTACCTTGACAGCATTGTCAAGGTTGCTTGCAGAAAGTACTTCACTTCCAGCAATTTTAAACACCTTTCCGGTGGCAATGTTAAGATCATCAGTAGAGTCCCAGCCATTAGTGCTATTGTAAATTAGCTTGTGCAAGCTAGTACCAGGAACATGGAGCCCACCGCCGTTGGCAGTAGCTTCTGTTACTGCACTAAGGGACATGTTGGAGCTTTTAGAACCAGTGTCTCCGCTTGTGTCTACAGCAATGCTGAAGCTATCGGCGTCGATAGAAGTGACCTGATGAACACCATCAGAAACAGAACCACTATCACCCCATATGTAGATATAATCATTAGTGGAGTAGCCATGAGCAGTTTGTGAGTAAACAGATGGAGAGGCGTTTGTACGACTTACTGCAAGACGTTCACCACCAGCAACACCTAGGACCATGTCCTTATCTTTAACTAGCCATCTGGTTGTATCCATAAAAGTCTGGGTACCATTAACCAAGAGATCGCCAGATAAGGTCATGTCAACTGCTGAAATATTACCATTTGCTGTAATACCAGCTACTGATAAGTTATTGGCTGCAAAGTCACCACTAGCATCTCGCTTAACAATTACATTTGCTGTAGCTTCAGAGGTTGCATCTGAAATATAGCTAGATGCTAGGTAGTGAGAGTTATCTGCTACTATTACAGTGAGAGTAGCATTACCTAAGTCTGTAAAGGTTGCCGAACCACTACAGTCGCCATCGAGGGTTAGTGTTGGATCAGATGTAGCAGTAGTGGTAATAGATACATTACCCAGATTGGTCATTGTCGCTGAGCCTGCAACAGCTCCAGTTAGAGAAATTATGGGATCGTTGACATCAAAATCAATAGTTCCATCTGTATCTTGATAAGTTACTGCAATACCATTTTCAGTATTATCAGTTAACATTGCACCAACTAGGTCTTGGAAGCCTTCAGCTACAATTTGAAGAGTATCTGTACCGCTGACAGCAGCAAGATCGAAGTATGTACTATCAACTGCTACTTCTTCAGCGTCTGCGCTGCCGTCTACACCACCAATTAATCTTTTAGCGGTCTGAAGTTTAATCGCTTCAGATCGAATTTGAGTTTTAGCCATAATTATTTACTCCTTGTAATTAAGTAATTATGTATTATTATTTTCTTTTGAGAAGAATACATCTTTAGATACAAGTACCCCATAAGAGTTGGGGTGAGTGTCAGCAAGAATCAGCGTGGTTTTCATATCCTTAGATGTGACTTCATCTTATAGATCTGAAGCCTTAAAACCAAGTGACTATGCTTTTATATAGCTTGACAAGGAGAATTGATAGTTATGACTGTTCTGCGTACCTAGCCTGCATAGAAGAGCCTACAACAGGTATATACGTAAGAGTTATAGATGTAACACCACTTAAGGTGTAGTCGTTGGCGGCTCCTTCTCTAAGGGTAAGCCCATCGTGAATTATCTCAATAGGACTTAAGGCACTTGGAGTAGGAGAGAATGTAAACGTGGCAGTAACGCCATCTATCTGACTTGTAAGATCATATAGTTTTACATTTACATTATCAGGATTTACATTAACAGTGGTTTGGGCAGGGTTATTATTATAAGCAGCTGAAAGAGCAGCTCTTAATCTCTGTGCTTCGCCGGGCATAATTATTCCTTTATTAACAAGTCTACTTCAGATCTATATGCAGAGTCTATTTCAATCATAGAACCAGTAGCAGTCATAAACTTATGATTCTTTGTGCATTTAACTCTAGTGTTGTCTTCTAATGTATATTCATATAGACCCATAATGCCATTATTGTGTTTTTGTACTATATCTTGATAGATGAGATTGCCTTCATTATCAACAGATAAGACGGTGGGACTGTCGTTCCTGTTAATAAGATCTTCAATGGCCACATAGCCTTCGCTTGTTTGCACTTGAGTATCGCCGGCTAAACAGTAATCAGCAAAGCCTAGTAGTTCTTCCCATAAATTTTTAGCATAGAGTTCTTCAAGACCAGTTTCTTTACAGCCTTCAACAAATTGCTTTTCATAAGAGTCTAAGATCTCTTTCTTCTTTTTGCCTAATGCGCGTCTAATATCGTCACTCTCTTGGAGTGTAAAGCCTGCGAGCTTAGAGCATAGATTCATTATTTGCTCTTGGTAAACAAGCGTCCAGTATGTACCCTTGAGAATCTCTGCAACTGGTTCTGGTAGGTCTGAGGGCGGCGACCCTCTCTTCTTGTTATCCATATACGTACGATCAAGCCCAGCTTGAGCTGGTCCAGGTCTGTTAAGGGCGCTAATATCAGATAGCTCTTTAATAGATTGTGGCTGGATACCTTCGAATAATCTCTTTGCGTTGCCAGAGGTCTCCATTTGAAAGACACCAGTAAGTAGCCCAGCATTCATCATCTTGTATGCTTTTGTATCACCATCTGGAATAGTATATGGTTCTATATCGATATCTAGATCTCTTTTTATCAGGCCCAATGTATCTTTAATAATAGATAATGTATCAATAGAAAGTAGGTCGAACTTCAGCAGACCGAGCTCTTCGGTTTCATTCTTGTCATACTGAGTAATAGCGTCAGCTTTACTATTCTTCCATATAGGTACTACATCAGAGATAGGAAAGTCAGATATTATTAACCCACCTGCATGTATCCCAAAATTAGAGATCATATTCTCTAGTTTCTGTGCAGCAGTATAGAACTCTGTATAGCATTCTTCTTCAGATAATTCTGGGTGTAGTTCTACTATCTCTTCAAGTGTTGCTTCCTTGCCATACTTTGCTGGCGGAATCATCTTAAGTATCTTAGCTAGATCGCCACCGTCACCTTCAGTAACTCTATAGTATGCTCTTGCAAGAGACTTAGGTTTAAAAGTACCATGAGTAATAATATTAGCTACTTGTTCTCTTCCCCAGTGATTAACTATCCACTGAATAACTTTATCTCTTTCTAATGCGGCTAGATCCACATCCACATCGGGGGGACTACCATCTATTGTATCTGATCGTGCCTTGGTTTTATCAAAAGTATTTGTTATACCAGTAAGATAGAGAAGTATACTATTATGAGGGTTGGGTAGCTTGCCTACTAGATGGGTTTTGTTAGATAATATGTCAAGTATCATCTGCACATCAGATGTAGATATCATATCTTCCTCAAAAGTAAGGAAGTCTTTATCGACTTCTGATACTCGTTCAGGAATATAATAATTATTAATATTCTCTTTCAATTTTAGCTCCATAGCAAAAGGAGGTAGCCTTGGCAACTTACACTAAGGTACCAAGTAATGTTTTAAGTCCTGCAAGGGTCACAGCTATTACTGCTGTAGCTGCGGGGGACAAGATCGATATGTTTGATGTATTAGGTAGACCCGCTCAGAATATGAAGATAATGACAGACGCTTCTACTGATACTATTACTTTTAGAATAAACAACTGTGCACGAGTTGTAAAGAGAAACCAGAGCAAGCCTGATGAAACTGTGCAAGCTTGGCAAGCGGGCAGTGCTTTCCCCACTTTTGAAGAGACCGGAGACACTGTATATGAGTATGGTAATACAGGTTTAGAAATACATTCTATTGAGATAGTATCAAGTACAGCTGCTGCTCTAACAATTACGGTGTTTTAAAACGCCTAAAAGCTTTTTATCAAGTAGCCATAGTTCTAGGAAGTATCTCCGCAAAGGAGGCAAGAACGAAGTATTCAATGAGCCTGGTGAAGACTTTGATTTCAGAGTAGAAACTGACAATGATGCTTACAACATATATTCTGACGGCACCAATGATCGCGCAGGTATAGGCACTAATGCACCAGCACAAAAGCTTGATGTAAATGGTACTGTAAAAGCATCGGGACTAGTATTTGCTTCTGAGGCTATAGCAGCAAATGGCGGTAGGCTATGGCTTGTAAGCGATGGTGTTAGTATCTGGCGTGTAATTGATTCAATACTATTCTAGTTAAGAAATAGCTATTATAGGACTAAAGAGGCAGTAGGGTTATCCTACTGCCTCTTCTATTTCTTCAAAGGTACTGTTTTCGTCTTTGTCTAAGATCTGGTCAAGCATTTGCCTAGTGAAGAGTTTTGGGGTTGCAGATCGACCTTTATTTAAAAAACGCTCGAAGATAAGCCCATACTCAATAGGATCTACTTCTGTTATCCTCAGGGCATATGCAACTAAGGAGCCTGCTGCCGATCCACGGCCTGGTCCGGTTAAGACACCTTCACTCCTCGCACCATTTAAAAGCTCCCAAACTATTAACATGTAATCTGAGAAGCCCATGATCTTGATAGCTTTTAGCTCTGAATCAAGACGCTCTCTATACTCTGTTGGAGGCATCTCTCCAAAACGATTGTAGAGACCTTCTTTAGCTACTCTTTCAAGGGCATTGTCAGAAGTAAGCTCTGGAGGCAGTCCTTGAAACTTTGGATAGCGATTAATTCTGTCTTCAAAGTAAGAATCTGCATCAACCATATCTGCTACAGCAACAGTATTTGTAATACTCTCATAGGGAATACCCTGCATGTCTGCGCGATGCCACATCCAATCATGATGTGCTACATGAACATCTATCTCTCCGAATGTAAACCGCTTTTCATCACTTAGTACTGAACGGGTTTGCATGCAAAGAGCAGCTTCATGAAGATACTTGTCTGCTTCATGAGTATAGTGTCCATCATTAGAGAGTACCATTGGGTAATCGTTGCGCTTGGCAATATCCATAAGTACTCTATTGACGAGTTGTTGTTCTGGGTCGTCATGTAGCTGAAGTTCAATTAAGAACCTATTCGAGAACAAGGCTGCATGATGGTGTATTAGCTTCTCGGCCTCTTGGTTTCTGCCTCTAAGAATCAGTTGGGATGCCCTGCTTCCAAGGCATGCTGATGTGGCGCAGATACCTTTATTATATTGTCCTAATAGATCGTCATCGAGTCTTGGTTTTCTATATAATCCAGTTGTGTAAGCATAAGAGGATAACTTAAACAGGTTATGTAGCCCTTCATTGTTAAGAGCTATCAAGATTAAATGATAGTAAGCCTGCTCTAGGTCGTCTGCTTCGCGTACAGTCCTGTCCTCGACAGAATAGTAGGCCTCCATCCCAATGATTGGCTTGATGCCAGCCTTGTTGCAAGCCTTAAAGAACCGATATGAACCGGATACATTACCGTGGTCCGTCTGTGAAAGGGCGGTCTGGCCAAGGCTTTTAACATGTTCAGGCAGTGTATCTATTCTATTAATGCCATCTAGGAGACTCGTTTCATAGTGGACATGTAAATGTACGAAATTGCTAGGGTTTTTTAAGTTTGACACTCTGTATCTCCTTATTTAAGTGTGCTTCGCATTCTAGGAGATAGGATGTGGGATCGATATTAGCTTCAGGAACTAGTCTTGCTATTCTATTTGTAAGTTCATAGAAAGCATTCTTCCAGAAGTGGGCTTGTAGTTGAGCAAGCTGTAGGTCAGCTTGCTTAGTTTTGTGTTTTTCTTCTAACTCAAGGTACGTTCTCGCTTGACTCATAGCATCCCTTGCATTTAAAGCCACTATAGGCGACAGGCCATTTGTCGTCACTGCAGCTCATTTTTGTGTTTAAGCAGTCTAGGCAAAACTCGTGGCCACAATCATTGCATAAGCCATAGCTAGTATTGGGTCTAGTTCGAAGACCACTCTCTAGCTTAGCTGTATATATGGCGCGTGAGCATGTTGCACAAGTAATAAGAAGTAGTTCGGGCTCTTTACTCACTGATTCTTGCTCACTGATTAATGACGACATCCTCTTCTGAAGTAGAACTATTTGTATCAAGTTCGGATCCAGTGGAGTCTGACGGGGTAAGCCCTGAAATACTATAGCAGGCCTGTCTAATTTGTTCAAAGTATTCTGTATTTTCAATAAAGTGCTGTCTTGCGCCAAGCTTTCCTCCAGTACATAATGTCTCTTCTTCTTTACCCGGCATTGTAATTTTTACTGCAGAGCCTGCAGATCTTATTAAGCCAATAGACTTAGCAAATTCAAATGTATCATCGTATATATCTGTGCCCTGTGCACATATGAAAGTAAATTCTGCTTGCTTTGATAAAGCAGGGGCCATTTTATTCTTTACTACTCTTACTTTCATACTCAAGGCATCTTTCTGTGTAGGAGATGCTTTAGAAGTTACTCTAAGGCGTACAGAGCTATAGTAGGGTAGGGCATTTCCTCCCGATGTAGCCTCTGGATTGCCATAAAGAGTATTATGAGAAAGTATTCCGTTAGAGTAGTAAGAATGAGTATCTTCTACTTCTATATCTAGAATATTGGTTTCTTTGCCTGTCTGAACTACAGATGCTTGTACTAAACCTTTAGGAGTTTTACAATAAAAGGGTTTCTTAAATGAAACTAATTCAGATGCTTCAACAAAATGTAGACCTGTTAGGTCTTTATCTAGAGATATTGCTATTCTATGATTTGGTGAACAAGTAAAGGCCCTACTTTCTGCGGATACAATATAGGCTTTTGTTTTTGGTTTCTTAACTATTGTTAAGATTTTCTTCCAAGTGTTTTGGTTTGTGCTAAAATCGAAGCTCTCTATCTCAAAGTTTTTATCTTTGACATCTACTGGAGAGTCCTCTACAAGGTTTTCTTGTGGGTGCCCTAGCGCTAAGAAAAGCTCGCTAATTGTTGAGTTCATTTATTTTGTCCTTGAGTTTATCTAACTCAGCTTGAGTATTTCTTTTTAAATCATATTCCCAAATATAGTAAACTTCGTAATTCTCTTTAGAGGCAAATGAAAATTTAAGGCTATCGTTTATGAGGTTTCGTTTTTGAGTAGCTGATATCGGCTCGTTATAGATCTGAGGATTACAGTGCCAGTAGTCCCCATGAACTTCAATAAGTAAATTTCTTATTCTAAAATCATAAAAGTAAGAGCCAAGAGAGTACTCTTGTGTAAATTCTACTTCCTGCTTTTGAAGCCATATCCTCACTGTTTTTTCTATTGAGGTTTCTTGACCATAGCGTCTAGAGCTTGAGATCCATTGAAGTGAATAGGCTTCTAAAATTCTCCGAATGGTTTTTTCGCCTATTCTCCATTTAGCCAAAACTGCTCTTGTTCTCATTGTTTTAAGATCAAGAAGTAGTTGTTCCCATCTTTCTGTTTTCATTTTTTGAAGGGTAACAGGGAGATGGGAGATGGGCTTGCACTCTATAAGATAGCTTGCATATTTCTTCCTTAGTCTATTGTAGACTCTTAAAGAATGGGGAAAGTTCATGTGGCTTTTTACTGCATAATAGTCTTGAATATATCTTATGGACCAAAGGTACTTAAGTTCTTCTATATACAAATCTTCTTTTTTTAAATTAGCTAAGCCTATTTTATCTTTTCTCTCTTGAGAAAGTGGTTTGCCGATAAGAGCAAGCTTTATTTTTTCTTTAAAAGACTCTGATCTAGGTATGCCTTTGCGACTTGTATGATAACAGCTTCTTGAACAGTATTTTTTAGATTGCTCTATTCGGGTTGAGCAAACTCTGCATATATTTTTCATATATATAGGATAGTACTATAAATCAACTTAGTCAACTTGTCGCCAGGTTATGTTAGTATCTGGAGCAACACAACCGATCTTCATTCTGATTTGATTTATGAAGATATAAGCAACTTTATTGTCTGTAGCTATCTTGGATATAGTTCTTAGTGCTTTTGACATTACTCTCGGTAGATCGCCAACACCAAGCTCATCCATTTGTCTCTTAGTCTCTTTCTCAGACTGAGCCGCATCTACTGAATCGAATATAATCATGCCTACTTGACCACTACGGCCTAGGTCAGCAGCTATTTGTAGTGCTTCTTCAGCTGTATCTGGATAGCAGAATAGAATTCTATCAGGGTCTATACCCATGCCCTGTATAAGATCTAGTCCAGTAGTTCTTTCTAGATCAATAAAGGCAGGGGGGCGATCATATCCTCTAGTGTCTACGTACTGACGCATAAACTGTAGGGCTAAGGAGGTTTTCCCGGCTGAGGATGGGCCGAACAGCTCTATTACTCTATCGTCTGGTATTCCGCCTATACCTAGTTGGCAGTCTAGAGATAGAGAGCCTGTAGGGATTGGGTTGGCCTCTTTAATTCTTGGGCCAAGAGTAAGCACTTCCTTGCCACCAAACTTCTTAGATAAGGCGTTAGCTATAGTGTCTATTTCAGGAATGCCTGTTATTTTCTTTATTCCCATATATGTTCCTTTTGTATAGTTGGGCTATAGCTCAGTAAAAGCTATCCCTTGATTTATTTTTTGCTGGATAAGTGACCTATCAAGCTCGTCTGGAATGGTTAGTTCAGCTATAAGCTGATTGCTAAGTGATAGAAGATCAGCTTTCGATGCTTCTATTGACAGTTGAGTTGGTACATGAAGAACTTCTTTCCAATCATAGTACAGGGAAATCTGCAGATAATCAGATATTTTATGCGATTTCCACCAAGATATGCGCCAGTTCCTAACTAGTACCTCGTACACATACTCATGATTGATCTTCATTTTCTTCCTCCTCTTCGGGAGGGACAGGAGGGGGCGGATAGGTCTTCTGCTCACCATCTGCAAAGGTAATAATTGTCCTATTCTTAGGATGTGGTATTACATGTACTTTTAAAAAGTCTTCCATAGAATCAAATACAGCTATACCTCCTCTTGGCGGTGGGTATAGCCAATGTACAATGCACTGTCCAGTAGCAAGAATAACGCCTTCAATTACAACACCTTCTCCCGATATGCCTGTCTCATCAAGGACTCTGCATACTGTAAATGTATCAATGCCTTGTGGCGCAAGCTTAGAGGGTCTTTTTGGTAGCAGGTCATTAGCACTTTGTTCAGGTTGCTCATTGTCCATGAGAAACTCCTATTGTTAAATCACATAAGTGATAAGCCATATTAGAACTTCTTATTTGTATCAGGTGCAAGCGGTTACGCAATAGCAACCCTTGCATCTGAGTTGGTTCACTCTTCTTCTTTGTCTGGATTATATACTTGAAACTCAACTCTACCTTCTTGTATTGCGTCTCTGATGCGTCTTTGAATTGTAGTTAGGTTGCTGCTCCCTGTTTTAATATCCAAGAATACAATCTTGTTGATATCTTTTCTAACCTTATCTGAGAGGTCAGAAAGACCATCATAGATTATGTAGTCGATTGGGTTAGCTAGGAACCTAAAATCCTTGGGATTGTAGTCGTTCTGAAGTAGCGGTGCAAGGTGTTCTGTGGCCTGCCCCCTCATTACGTGTCGGGAGCGTGTTAGAGCGTCTTTACGAGCTTCTGTAATAGCTTTATCTTTGCTTTCAGCAAGATTAAAAAGTTTGTCATGCAGTAGTCTGTTTTCGGCTATCAAAGAGATAGTATCGATAGACAGTCCATGATTGGTTCGCTTTAGGATACTAATTGTAGAATGTATCTTGTATCCCAATAGGATAAGCAATAGTATAATAGAGGATATTAAGATATATGTCTCTAAGGATTGATTCATAATGAGCACACAAGTGTTATGCACAGGGTGTTTTAATATACTCCATGCTGGTCATTTGAGATTGCTGGAATTTGCATCCAGATACGGATTAGTAACAGTAGGGATCAATAGTGATAAATACTTACAGAATAAGTATGGAGAGCTTGCAGTGCCACTATCTGATAGAAGTTATGTTTTACGTAATAACGTTTTCGTACATAAGGTAGTAATGTTTAGAGAGGATGAGCCATCTGAACTAATCAGACAGCTCAAACCTCTCTATTACATTAGAGGACCTGATTATCTTAACCAGGTTCTTCCTGAAGCAGCTGCTTTAGAAGAAGTAGGTAGTACGCTTATTATTCACCGAGCAGAGAAAGAGTACAATGCCTCTATTCTCAGCAGCGGACTTCCAGCCGTTCTTGATAAAATAAAATAGCTAGCCTGTAAAGCAGCCATTAAGTCTCATCATCTTAAAGAGACCTTTGCCCAAAGCATCAATCTTAGCTTGCGGCATAGGTATTTCTTCGTGATAAAGCATTATTTTAAGTGCTACCTGCATAAAGGCTTCTTGGTTGTCTGAGCAGGAGAAGTCTTTATTGATCTTAACTATCTTGCTTTTGAAGTCTATCTCTGGAATGTCTTCGCTGTGTGCGGTTATAGAGTAGACATGCCCATCATATATAAAGCTATCTGGAATATAGAGTGTATGTACCATCTTGGTTTCCCAAAAAGATTGAGCCTCTAAAATGAGGTGCTCTTGCATCTTGCTAATGTCTACATTGTTGTTGTTCATTAGCGTTTTAAGCAGCTCTGGTAGTGACATAAAGCTTCCATCATCGTCTGATACATATAGTAGACGATAATCAGAGTCGAAGAACATATCTACGGCATTATCAAATGCCTCTTGTAAATATTTCTTTCTACGCAGCTTAGGGTGCTGAAGCTTTACATAATCATCCATAGCTTGTCGCAATATGGCATTTAAGAGAACATTGTAGTCTTTTGGATCTGCTATATTCATAGTTCTCTAGGACCAATTGTACATGTATCACCATCGCAAAACTTGTCATCAGCTTCATGAACTGCACCAGATAAATCTAAGTGTTTTAGCTTGGAAGTCATTTCTATATATTGCTCTTTTGTTATCTCTATGTATGGTGCTTGGACATATCCATGCTTACTGTTTTCTAAGGGTAGTAACGATACTGACTTTAGTCTTGTCTCAAAGGTCTCAAGACAATTTGCTATCTCATGTCTCTCAGATTCCTTAAAGCTAATAGTAATAGATACTTGATTGTCAGCCCACCAATATTGCATATCGGCGGCATTCATAAACTGCTCCCAGACACTAACATCAAACTTTGACTTTATAAAATGTTCCTCTTGTACAGGAAAAGAAACAACTGATGTATCATCCGAATAAACGTCTAGCTCTACAGTATATCCAGCATCTACACAAGCTTTTAATAATGGTGATGTATTTTGTACGCGTATATTTCTGATGTAATATTCACTATGAGGATAATGGATCCCAGGCGTACTATTGTTCAATAAAGACACACTTCCACTAGGCTTAACACTAGTCATTTTAATACTCTTAGGTATGCATAGCCACTCACTATATATTTGATCTAAGTCTTGGATATATTTATATCCATTATCACACCAATTGAGAAACTCTCTTCTACCTAGTTTCTGTATGGCTTGAGCGATACCACTCATAGAGCAACCAATTCTTCTATTTCTCATCATGACTGCATTAGTTTTAGGGTTATGAGTAGGTATTAAAGTAACAGTCTTTGCATATAGATAAGCGAACTTAAGTGTTCGTTTATAGTCTTCAAAGCTGTCATGCTTGGCTGGAAAAGTTTCTACCAAATTGCAGGTTTCTTGGTCCTCCAAGGATTGTTCGCTACATTGTGCTGTATAAATTCCTAAGTACTTGCTATTGCTATTGTTTGTAACTAGTCCTACTGTATGATTATCATCTACAGATAGGTTGTAAACAGGCTCTTGTACATCTAGCAGCCTAATAGATTTAACTCTGTGATTATACTCAGCAGCTACTTCTTTAAGATGTCTAAATCCACGGAGAGTATGTAGATTATCTGTTGTTCCTTTAGTTCTAAATCTAACAGGTATTTGATCAGCTCTACATGCTGCTTCCCATTCTGTTTTCCAAGGCTCTCTACTTAAGTTTTCTTGTAATTCTTTATACTTCTGTATCTGTAAGTGAAGAGTTTGGCGCTGTTTATCTTCAAAGACCATCTCCTGTCCTGCTGTGCGAGCGGCAATGCCTTCTACACTTTTGTTTCTACAAGAGTGTGAGCAGTAACTGCGGCCTCTCCTTGTCCAGGTAGTAATAAATTCTTCAGAACAGATTTCACAATTCCGAATGGCATGTAGCCTATTGCCTATCCAAACTGTATTTAAGTCAGTTTTCTCTTCTTCGTTAAACCTAGCTACTAGCTCTTGCTCAGATACTCTGCTGCCCTTACTTTGTGGATTTCTAGTATTTGTTATTATCTGCCAATACTTGTTGCCGTCTTTCTTGGCTACTTCCTGTCTCTTTGAGAACCTTGGAAGACTATCTCCAGCTTTAAGATCTTGAGCTTCACAACGAGTACCATCTAGCAGAACCATCTTGTGGTCAGGTGTTACTCGTAATGTAGAATCATCATCAAGAGTTATTTCGAGTATTTGAGCTGACTCACGAGTTAATCGTGGGTTGCGGCCCATCTTAATCTCTACTTGGCCCTCAAGATTAATAGAATAGACAGGTATATCATTGGCTTCATCTACTAATTGTTTAATAGATATAGCATTTCGTCCATCAGCTACTGCTATTAGTGTATCTCCTGTAAAGCAAGGATTGCATCCCATGGCGCGGAGATCTTTACCATTGTATGCATCTGCTAGTCTACCGTAATGGCGAATGTTCTCTAGCCATGCTAGTCCTGGCTCTCCATTAATAGCAATAGAATCAGCTATGTGTGTGTAATCCATACCTATTTCAGCAAAGATACTATTATTCGAGGCCCATCTTCTGTCCTGTAGAGCTTCTTTATCTTGCTTCAAAGCAAGAAACTCGGTGTCATCTGGAGTCCCAAAGACTATTTCGGCTGAGTTATGAACTAAGTATCCATCTTGAGCAACAAACTCATGTGCTTCTACTGTGATATCATAAGTTATATCCTCTCGTACATCGTGTTCTATTTTAAGCACTTCAACTGGTACAAGATGAATGTCTTTTTTTGTTATCATCTCAAGGTGAGAGACAGTAATCTGACGATTTTGTTGGCTCCAAACTGATTTTCCATCTTTGTATCCTGTAATGCCACATTCTGCTGCCATAGCAGTGGGAAACCCATAGTCGTTTTGTGAGCGACGAGTCTTATTCTTGTTTTCATATTTAGAGGCATAAGTGGCAACTCGCTGCTCCCAGCGCAGGATAGCTTTTTCGCCCACAATTGTAAGGCTATGGATAGGTTGCCATCCCTTAAGTAGTCGTGCTTTATCCTTGTTAAGGTTAAGCTGAGAAGGAATACCAAGAGATGCTAGTACTGCTTGCACTTGCTTAAGATAGTTAGGATATACACTTGTTGCAGCGACCAAGGGACGACTTCTTGATGAGCCATCGGCGTCAAAAAGTCCAGCAACATAGCTGGCACGGATCCTAGGATCGCCTTGAAGAATACATTCTGGAATATCAATTGATATTTTAGGCTTCTTGAATCGAGACAGGTAGTCGGCAAGCTGTTTGGATGAGACACTAAGCTTATAGCATTGATCTGATTCCTTTGGCTCAATCGTTCCTGTATTGACTCCAAAAGATTCAAACACTTTTCTTGCTCGATTAAGAATTGCCTCTTGACCTACAGCAATAGCTATAGAAACATAGCCCTTGTCTGAGGTCTTGTATCCATCTCCATGTAAAAGTCCTAAGAACCAGCTCATTTCAGTGCTGAGATCTGGAATAGCAATGTCTTTACATATTATTGAGTGTTTAGGACGGATATAATTATACGAAGGTAGCTTAGTGGCTTGCCCCTCAAGAACACGATCCACGAACACCATACGGTCTCCAGGCTCAAGCTCATTGGCTGTTTTCCACTTGTAGCCACCACTTATGTCTGAGATTACAGCAACTTGATGCTTGTCAGTGCATTCAAATGTTCCCATTTGTGTTGTAATCTGACTGATAGGTTGTATACCTTGCTGAAACCAATCTGTTATTTTGCTCATACCGTTTGAAGTAAGTGCTGCCATTCCAGCTTTTACATTTTCAATGGGAACAAGTCCTTCTGAAGTATGTATAAGGGTTCCTGCTGGTAAGCATCGCCTAACTCCACCTGAGACAACACATTTGCCTATATAGTTAAATATATCTGTTATATGTGTTGAGGTAATTGGTATAGGCTCATCATTTGTTGGTGTTAATAGCTTAGTTAGATTGTCTATAAGTTTAATTAGAGGATCTGGTCCTGATGCTACTCCACCAAATGTTCTAATTGGCGTACCTCTAGGTCTTACTTGAGAGTAATCTATATTTGTAGGATAGGTTCCTTTACCTACAAAGGAGTTTAGAACTCTGCTAACTATTTGTGCCCAACCTTCTCTAGAATCCTCTACAATGTGGGGCTCATCTGTATAGCGAGGCATACATAGCTTAACTGTACCGGCTCCTCTTGTATCAGTTCCTACGCCTACTCCCAGCATAGACATATCCATGAGGAAGCAGAATGGGGCAGCAAAATCTATATTGAGGTTTTCAGTAGTAACAAATGCACATGAGTTTAGTGCAGCAGATCCTTTCTTGTAAATGAGATCTGTTCCCATCATCCAAAAGCCACGGCCAGAAGGAGTAAACTTAAACTCCCATATACGAGTAAACATCTCTTGGGCTGAGCGCTGTGCTCTTCTATCGTCCCAAGGTAAAAGAAGTGTCTTACAGTGTTGCTTTTGTATTGTATAGATGCCTTCTACTACACGCTTACAGGTCTCCCAGTACTCTTCTGAGGGGTGGCTGCAGGTGTTTGGGTCTTCACATTCACAAGTAGGTCTTGAGTATGTTCTTTTAAATGTAAACTGGCCTACGGGACCCCAGTTAGGTTGCTTCCCTACAAATTGCTCTATAAAGGAGTCACTCAAACTAAAGGTACGGATCTTACGACCATCATACTCTTCTGATAAAAACATTTAGTGTCCTATAAGGTTTCTGTTGTATCTATAATAATAGATTGTGACTGCTTGTTAGACAGTTTGTTGCTGAGCTTATATAAAAAAAGCACTATGCAGAGATTGCTCAACAATAGAATTATAAAAAGAAGCAACACCACTCTTGTTAAGAGTGATATTCCTTCTTTTGTTAGAATAAGTACTTTATCATAATAATATGATCGTATTGTTTTAATTTTAGAATAAATACTATAAAAGTAGTAATTATTCTGTTTCTCCTTGTATATCATTATATAAGGCTTCTTCGTTAATGATTGATAAGAGACCAGTTAGGTGCATATTTAGATCTGAAGCACTTAGTAAAAAAGAGAGAAGCCTCCTTGAACAGGAGGCCTCACTCTTTAAAAGTACTTGATCTAATAGTTCTACGAATATTTGTGGTTCATCATCACATAAAAGAGAAAAGGTTTCAGTACAGATATCATCTAATACTAATTTAGCAAGTTGCTGTTTGTTTTCCTCTGATAGAGTCTGCCACAAGTTTTGTTCTGGCATTAAATTCTCCAATTTGAATGGCAATGACAAGTGTCATATTAACTAGTAGACCACAAACGACAGATGCTGCTACTGCAGTCAGACTGCTTGAGATACTGCAGAGAAAGAAGAAGCAGATCGATGTAGCAATTACATCTGTCATTACTGGATGTCTAAGCATATAGTTTCTAATCCAAATAGGAAAGTGTCTATATGAAAACATCATACTGAACCAGGTAAGAATACCGAGGATTGTGCCATCAATCATGATTGGCTCCTTTAATAGGATAAGCTTTATAAAGTCTTATCAGGTGAGAGTAAATTATTGGTTTGTCCACTTCATTTCTACATGAAGGCTCATACCAATTTGTTCTAAAATCTTTCTAAGTTCCAACAAGGTATCAGTTCTTTGTTTCCAAAAGTTTTTAACTATTTGAGCTGCAACCCTTGCTGAAACAGTTGAAGACATATAGCTATCTGCCATTTTTTCTATAACTGTGGCTGCTGGTCTTCTAGCTCCTGATTTCGCATAAGAATATACAATAGCTGATATAACATCAGAACGCTTTATTGAGCCCCCCCCGGATATGGCGTCAGCCATGGAGGATGCTACTGAGAAATAGTTCTGAGCTATTTGTAAGTTATTAGCTAATGTTACTAATGTGCTTCTAAACTGATTTTCGTCCATATTCTCTGGAATATGGATCATCATTTCATTTGCCCATTGGTAAAGAGTTTTATCATAGAAAACAAATGTAGATATAAACGAGGCGGTTATCTCTGAATATATTTGAGCACCTTCCTCTACTACTGCAACTAAAGTATCTGTAGAAACTTCAATTTCAATTTCAGCTTTAGTGTTTTCTATTGGTTTGCTGTTTTCCGCTGCGTCTATCATGAGTTCTCTTTGATTGATGAGGTTGACGAGGTACGCGTGGAGTAATAACTAATGGTGCTGCTGCTGGAGCATGTTTATAAGCGGCTTCTACTAAAGCTGTTATATGTCTAGTAGTAGAATGACTTACAAAATTATTAGCACTATTTGTATAGTCGTAAATAATCATGGTTCCATCTTTGGTCCATCTAGCTACTAGAAGGTTATAGGACCAAGCTCTACCATTTGCAGTTTTAAAGTTTCTGCAAGAGGCTCTTTCTTGTTGAGTCCATGCAATAGCTATATCAATGTTTTTTAACATATCTTATCCATAAGATAACCCCTCCACCCCTTACAAGTGGAGGGGTTTAAATTGGGAGTTACCAGAGGGGGCGACGAGTCATTGAGCTCTCAGTATCGTTTACAGATGCTTGAGCTTCTGCAGCAGATTCTCTAGATGTACTAGTATCTGTATAAGCTTGTAGAACAGATTTATAAATCTCTTCCTTAACTGCTTCTGCATCATCTCCTACAAATCTAACGTCATCATACCAAGTATCTTCGCCTTCTTTGTTCTTCCCTTTGTGTGAAGGAGCTGAAACAAAAAGGCCTTTTGCACCATCGATGATTCTAAAGCCTTCTAAAGATAGTACATCATTAATCAGTAACGAGGCGAAGGCAACTACTTTCGTTCTTGGATTCTTTATTGTGCGTACTTGTACTGTGTAACTGAACATTATTGTTTTCTCTAAATTTTAGTATGTTATTAGTATTTTGTTTACGTAACTCTAATATATGCGTAGCAGCGACTTCTGCTATCTGATCGAGAACGTAATCCGCTATATCATAAAATAGGGTTTTGATTGTTGGTGCTGTTGTCAGAGCTTTCAACCACATTATCATCTAATTCTTCTCCTATTATCTCTACATTATTTTTCTCTAGGAATACTCTGTAATAATAGCCAACTGTGAACCCCATAGTCATAAGCTGATCTATATTACATGTACTCATAGTCTTTTTACTTTGGAGAAAGTTATTAAAGGATGAGACAAGTGTTGTAAATTCTGGTTTAGTAGAGCTTATTACTTTACTCATAAGCATATCTAATAGCTGCTCTCTTGTAAGAGAGAGAGGTTCTGTGCTGGTTTTAATATTCCACTTCATATTACTCCCACCCAATCAATAATGGTGTAGCAGTCATCAAAAGTCTTAGGAGTACTGTGTACTCTCCACCTGAGATAGGTACTGAGACACTTTTGGTTTGATCTGTTTCTTTATTCTTCTCTTGTAGGTTAAGCATATAGGTTCCTACATACTTTCCACTGCCTGGTACTAAGTCGAGGCTCTTAATAATTGTAGACCCAGGGGGAGAATGAACTAGTCGTGGTGGCTTATCTGGATTATCGAAGATTCTGCATATGTCTGAGACTCCAAAAGCAAAGTTAATCTTGGAGCTCCAACTATAATGCTTATCTCCAGCACTACTTGCTGCGTCTAGTAGAATAGCGCCATCTCTTTCTATTCTACCTGTTTCGTCTGATCTTGTGGGATTTATTAGTGTAAACTGAGCTGCTCCCAGTTTCTTATATATGGTAAATTGTCCAGGGTGTTGCTTCATATCTTTTTCTTTTTTAGGTCAATATCCTCAAGCCAACTTAGTAGTACTAATCCTTGCCTTACTAAGGAGTTGGGTATCGTATCTCCACAAGTTTTTACGTCATCTAGTATTATTTTAATAATATCATGTTTAGTAATCTCTTGAGGGGAGCTTTGTATAGGAAGGTGTCTAACGCCTAAATCTATAAATAAGTTAGCGAGTATTTCTACTTGCTCATTTATATCTAGAGGCTCTAAGAGGAGTTTTATATTTGTATGTATAGATTGATTAGAAGTAATCATATTCGGTGAAAGTTATTTTAAATTAAGTTCTCTATCTATAGATGTAATTATTTGTGGAATTGGTCCACGATATTGTTGTTCTAAATATATACAACTAGTAAGCTTAGAGTCTTGATAGCTTTTAGAGTAAAGCATACTAGCAATACCTGAGTCTGCTACATTTTGACGGGTATCGATTTGTTCTGGATCGCCTAGTAATATAAGCTTAGTATTCTCGCCCATTCTAGAAGCTAGTGACTTAAGTTCATGCCAGTTCAAGTTTTGTACTTCATCTAATATAAAAGTACAGTTCTCGAATGTACATCCTCGTACATATTCTAGAGGAACATACTCAATCGCTTTTTTTTCTTCTAAGAGATCGATGTAATTTGCAGAAGTTTCTCCTAAAAGTTTTTTCAATACTATCTTATATGAAGCAATATGAGGAGAGTATTTTTCTTTAATATCTCCTGGTACTGGCCCAAAAGCTTTGCCTCTACCTATTAGAGTAGTAGGCTTTGTCATATAAACACATTTATTCTCACTGAGATACTTGTCCATAGCGTAGGCCATTGCAAGGTAGGTTTTTCCTGTACCTGCAGGTCCTATTGCGCAAGATATAAGTATGTCTTCATTGACAAAAGAGTCTATTAAAGTAGTTTGTTTAGCATCTTTAGGCTTAACACTGCATAGTTTATGTCCATGTTTGGTATTAACCAATACAATGGTATTTCTATCTTGCAGTCTAGCTAGAGCGGTTTTTTGTGGGTTTATAGAGGATCTTAAGATCATATAAGTATTTATAGGAACTTGAGGTAGAGATATAGGTGCTCTTATCTGTGACTTATCATATATAGTATTGATCTGTTTGTCTTCTATTTGAACATCTATTATTCTACAGAGCTCTATCATACTATTTCTCTATTAAAGTATTAAGTAACTGTTCTAAAGCATTATAATCGTTAACTGAGTACTGTGCAGGAAGCATTTCTGTTTTGAGTAGTGAAAGATAGTCTTCGTCTAAGACTTGTTCTCTTCTCAAGTATCTTGAGTATAGAATATGTATAGGTACATCCCAATGTATAATAACACTATTTCTTAACTTAACTCCACAAGCTGATTCTGCTAGTACACTATGTTTAGATTGACTAATGGCTTTAGTGTAGTTCTTAATTCTATTCTTACCATTGAAATTTCTAATATCTATATAAGCTATATTGTTATGTTTTTGTATATAGCGATTAACAGCTGTTGTTTTTCCAGAGGCAGGTAAGCCTATTATTTGTATAATTGTTTTCATGTTAATAGAAAGGGGCCCAAGCTATTATACTTGGACCCCTTTGGAGCGCTTAAGCGGTAAGTCTCAAGGGCTAGTAAAGAGTTAGTTACCCTTTACTGCACCGGTGGCAAAGACTTCGCTAGCTGCGTTAAGAGTAACGCTGCTCCAATTATCAGGTGAGATACCTTCGCCATCAACAATAAGTTGACGACCATTTAGACTGTGCTCGGCAGCAAACTGGGCAAGGGTCATTCCTTCTGTGATTGCTACAGAAGATGCTCCAGGGCCAGGTACTAGTACAAGTGTTATATTATTAGTATTGTTAGGCATTAAATGTTTCCTATTCGCTTATGTTGTATGAAGAGAACTGGGGATTAGTAGAGAAGATAGTCTTTTTACTATACTCCCATTCTCTATTTTGTCGTTGAGCAGATAGCATACTGCATATGCTATGCACTGTTAAGGAGGCTGCTAGATTAACTAAAGTAGTACAGATACGCATATTACATGGTCCCTCAGGAATTTCTGAATCATCTCTGAGGGTACTTTTCCATTCTTCTAATACGGCTAAATCCATATTTTTTATAATATTTATTTCGCCGTAATCAAAGCCTAGTCTAGTTTCAAATACATTCTTTACTTTCCAATTCAGTCTAAAAGCATCATAAATTTCTTTTCTGGCAGACATTGTATCTACGGTAAGTACAAGTGGGCCTTCTATACTGTCTTTACTATCGCTTGCAAAGTATTCATCATAAGCTTCAACCTTAATCATAGGATTGAATCTTTGCAATACTTTCTGAAAGGCAATAACTTTTCTTTCGCCAATATGTTCTACATCATAAATTTGATTTGGCAGATTATGATCTTCAACTATGTCAGGATCCCATATTTTGAAGCTATGGAATCCCATTTTAGCAGCTATCAGTCCAATATAGCTGCCTGTTGCTCCTACTCCTATGATGTGAAGAGGTTCTGTTACGTCTTCTGGACCAAACCAGCCTGCATGTCTAAGAAAGCTTACTGATGGCATTGCGTCCTTCTTCCATAATATGAGTTAAGGAGTCATCTTCTTCAGAGAAGTAAGGTTCATAATCTATTTCTTCATAAAATTCTATCCAAAGATCTAATAGGTTTTCTACTTCAGATTCAGATGAACAAGTGGAGATAGTTTTAGCTACTTTTAGTCCAGTTACAATTAATTCAGTTGCTATAATTGTATCATTGAACAAATCATATAATTCTGCAAGAGTGTCTGTATGTTCTGCTTTATTGGTGCGCCATTTACAGAACTCAAGTTCACGAATAGCCTCATGCTCTAGGGACAATAGAGCAAGCAGTATGTATAGTTGTTCTGCATTCAGGATAGAATCTATTAATGTTAGTAGGGCTGAGATTTCATAGTGAGCTCCATTGCAAGCATTAATTGCTGCTAAGAATTCATCAATTTGTTCTTCAATGTCAAAGCTTAAATCTGTAGTAAGTCCTGTTACTTTATTATCTACTTTTTTTTTAGCCATTGGAGTAACTCTTAGTGGGTCTTTCCAAGAGCCTTCCCAATCATAACTGTTTTTCCAGTCTATGACGCTGCCAGTAGAAGTAGATAGTTTAGGAGTTGTCTTAACTACTTTCCGCTTAGTTACAGGGCGTTTCTTAAATTTAGCTTTAGCTTGTGTAGTTAAATGATCAAAGTCATATGTACCCACTACCATTCTAGGATTTTCAAAAGTAAGATTATATTCAGGATCCCAGACTCTACAAAAGAACTGATCCTTCTTGTTAAATATGAACATAAGCTGTGGAACTTCTACCTTAGCTTTAATTGCATTATCAATTTGCTCTCTAAATTGTTTTGTGTCTTGTCCACTAGGATTGACAGCCATATTATGATGGCTATGACACCAAACAGTTAGATTACTCATGATTGAGTTGGTATCTTCTTGCCCATGCTCTTCTCGTAGTTCTTTGTAGAAATTCATCATCATTTCAGGTGATGTATCTACTTCTGCAGCACTACAGAATTGTTCTGGAATATACATTTCATATATATGATATAAAATATGATTATCTGCAGTAAGTTTGTCTACTCTATGAAACCATTGTGCTTCTTGAGGTGCTAATGCAACTATATGTCTAATAGCCTCAAGATCTTGGTGGTTAACGAGGATTGTAGGTTTCTTATCTATTAGGGTAAGTTCCCCTATTGCTTTCATTAGTTATCCATTAGGTATAGAGTGGAAGCGCTGGGTAGATGGCGGGTGTAAGCCCGCCCTGCCCTTATCGATATGGTTGGTAGCTAGAGCTAGTAGTTGCTATAGGCAAGTTAGAAGGAATACCTAAACAACTCTTTATATAGTTTTCTACTGAGTTAACAGAATCTAATATGGTATATCTTTGCTCATCGTAGATAGTGTTATTTTCAATAACTATAGGATTTGGTATATATTGCCAAGGGTTACTACCAAAATACATAATAAACATATTTTCATATGTTCTGCTGAATGCTCTTGCATGGATAGATTCTACTGGTTCTATTTCTGTAGAAATAGTATGATAATTTACTAGTTCTTTCCATTTGTCTATGTTATCAATTAGCCAATTTATTATTTCTTCATGGCTAAGAATAATACTAGTTTCCATATCTTGTGCAAAAGATATTTCTCTATTACCTTCACTAGTCCTAGTGTGTAGTCTTATATTGTGTAAATAGTTTTCTATAGCAATATCATCAAAGTGTACATATGACCAGCCACTGTTTACATTTACGGTTGGAACTGATTCTATATATTCTTCTAAATTGTCGATGGTGTTAGTTTCTTCTATATTAGTTAACCTAGTAAACATTTCCTCGATAATGATGTCCATACCATCTTCAGTAGTTACTAATGTCTCAGCATTAAATTTGTCTATAATATTTTCATTTTTACTTTCTGTTATAGAAACGGCATCTAGTTTAGGAAAATATTTATAGTTCTTACCCCAAGCATCTTTTGAGTTAGCATTTGTTATCCAAGTCATTGCTGCAAAAATAGCTGTCTTTGGTTCATTGTTCTCAAAAGCTTTATATATTCCTGGTGATGCTTCACCTAAGCATGCTGATGTCCACCTAGAAATTGCTCTTTTAAAGTTGGTCCAAGCTACTTTTGAATCAGATGTAGATGTAGATATGCATATAGATTGAGAAGAAGTATGTGGATGAGCCCATATGTAGCTATCACTTAAACCAAAACAGGCTGTGCTTGAGGATAGTTTGATATTGAGATTGCTTTGTGTAAGCTCAACATTATATGGACCACCTACTATCTTCTTACAATTCTCACCATCACGTCCATAGTCTACTTTAATAACTACTGGTTTAAGAGTTGAGAAGTTTATACTCTGCAAATTCCATGCTATGTCTTGTTTAGCTAACAAGGCTACTTGAGGAGACTCAGATAAGTCTCTGCTTTCATTAGTGTTGCTATTATAATAAGTAATTTTATGGATAACAATACCAGTATTTCTGAGATTATTTATCCATGATTCTGCTTGAATAAGGACTTCCTCAGATAAAATACTTTTATTAAGAGCAGCAGTATAACTTGCTTCTGCAGCTGCCAATTCTTCTTGTATTGAAGTTTTTGCTTCTTCTAATCCAGTTAGTGAAGTGCTATGCTTTTCATTAGCAGTAGTCAACTGTTGAATATTGTTTTCATATTCTTCAATGCTTTGTCGATAAGATTTAATATCCCGAGTATTTCTATTAATTATTCTGTCATTATTATTTATAGTAGCCACTAGTCCAGTTAGCTGATTATCAATATTGTTATAAGATGAGTAGATGTTTCTATATTGTACTACATCTGGAATATTTTCTATCTGAGAGGCATAAGTTATATATTTAAATTCTTCTGGACTAGTTTCGTGCTGATCTAAAATGTTATTTATAACTTTAGTTTTAGGCGGTAATCCTTTAGGAAATATTCTAGTGATACCGTTCCAATATGTAGTGTGATGTCCATATTGCTTAAGTATATACTCTTCCCACTCTTCAGGAGCAAAGTATTTAAGACCTTCATTATCAAACAGTTCAGTAGCTATTTTGGGTATAAATGTTCTACTTCGCTTATACTTGATAACTTTTGTACGTGGTTCAAAGATACCTAAGTTGTATATTGTGACAGGTTTCCAACTTGTTGTTTCAAAATCTATAGCTAAGACTGACATCTTATACATAAAGATGTGTCCACCTTTAGCTATTTTTTGAGGTCTTGCATTAGGAACTAGTTCTGCTACTGCATCTCCTGTAGAGCCGCCTCTATACAAGTTGCTAATTTTGATAGCAGGTATTCTATTGTTATTGGTAGTACTTAGAAAGGCTTGCTTTACGTTTGGCATATCACCAAGTAATGAGAAGGGTGCAATAGTATCAATCGGAAGAGAGCAATCAATTAGTTCCATGTAGCGTCTGTTACGTGCGTAGAACGCACGCTTAGAGTGCACAGGATCTATAAGATCTAAAGTGAGCTCTTTATTATTGATAGTTATATCTTGATCATTGCTATGTCTTTCCACTATATCTGCTTCAAAAAGATTTATGTCTATTTCAGACTGAAAATATTCATATGCCTTTCCAGGGCATGTAGTATATATATTGTTACTAATTTTGCTAACTGTAAGTGGGAAAGCAAGCTCTTTTTGCTCTGTTATAGGATTTGTTCTATAGCTACAAAGCATAGCTTTGCGTACAGAATTAGATGACACTCTACAAAATAGAGTATCTGGAGCTTCTGTGTTTAGAAAGCCCAACACTTCCTGATCGTCTCCTTCTCTTGGTCTTCGATAAGGTAGATAGAGGTTATAGTTCTCTAGTATATATGCTGTTTCTATTTCATTTTGAGTAAGTAGTGATTGCCATTGATTATATTCAAGTATTGTTCTTGTAACAACAGCAAATTCATCTCTAGTTATAGGAATCATTATCAGAATATCCTATTTAGGGTTAATAAGTTTATCGCTATACAAAGAGCGCACGTAAGAGCGCTTATTAGGTCTCTTTTGTAAGATAGTATTGTAAAAGAGACTCTAAATATTCTTGCTTATTAGGATCTGAATCTATGAATATAGGAGTATAATTATCAGAATATACTGCTGCTAAAGAGTAACAATCTGGGCATATATTCTTTGGTACAACTTCATCTTCTTCATATTTTTTGTAGAAGCCACAGTTGTCGAAATCTAAACAATAGAGTTTCATTAATTGTATTCTTCAATGAAAAGATCAAAAGAATTTATGATATTAGACAATGTTATAGATCCAGGCGGGGTGTAAGAGTCTTTTCTTACTGAAAAGCTCATATCTGGTACAGCTGTCATATTAGATGAGGCCCAGCCCTCTACTTTATAGAAAGTATCATCTTTATCTATAACAATAATAGTATGTTGCTTTGTAACTGCTGACCAAGCATCTATTGATGAGTCATATAACAGATCAGATGGATTTATAATAGCAGTTTCTGTGTTGTACATATTTGAATAGCCTTTGAATGGTAAGTCTTCTTACTTTATACTAATGTTTTATAGAGTGGTAGTATTTAGTAGGAGATTATAATGTTTCGCTATAACCTAGCCGTATTAGTTACAGTGTTGACCTTTTCTATTTGTTGTATATGGTCTAACACGATGTCTTTAGGCCCAACACGAAGTATTGAAAAAATTAGTGCACAAGCAATAGAACATGCTTTAGTGATACAAGAATTTGATCCGATATATAAAGATTGGCGAGCAACGGGATCTGGAGTCTTAATATATACGGAAAGTCTTGGTAGTATTGTACTTACTGCAGAACATGTTGTTTTGGGCGTATTAGACACCAATATCAGAGTATGTAATCTAGAGGGCAAAAGTTGTATCAACATGGATGGATATTTTCTTTTCGATTCGGATGAACACCCAGTTACTGATTGGGCATTCTATCCACTCACTGAGATACCTGAGGGGGTAACTCCAGCACTAGTTAGTCAAGGCTCTCAACTTGCTATAGGAGAACCAGTAACACTAATTGGAGTACCCTTTGGACAACATCCATGGGTTAGTCAAGGTCATACAGCTTGGTTATTAGAGTATCCTGAGGGAGTGCTTTATGGTATAGATGGTTATGCTGCTCCTGGATATTCTGGTGGTGGTATTTACAATAGGCAAGGAGAGCTAGTAGCTATTACTATAGCTATAGGCGTAGGCACATGGGGACCACAAGCAAGTCAAGTGCTTGCAGTCCCCATTGAAAATATACCTATTAAGCTTTATTAGCTAACTAGGGTTGGCTCTCCTAAGACAACTGCTCTCTGTAGAATGCGAAAGCTGCTGCTCTGATAGCTTGAAGCAAGGCTAGTTTTTACGCTACGTGCTTCCTTTCTAGATGTTAGGACTGTAGGCATAACTCTGCCGTCACGTTCTACAAAGTAAAAGTTTTGGGGCACTCGTGAAATTTCCATTAAAGGTTTCCTTTATTTAGGGTAGGATCGTATTATTTTAAGAACGATCTTTTTATATAATAAGAGATCTAGGTTCTAGCTTCTAATATAGAGTTAATTCTATATTCTAGAGGTGCTCTAGTAATTATATTATGTATATCTGGAGTGTTTATCCAATTGGGATGTGCTCGTATTAGCGGAGCTAATATTGTCCAGATATTCTCTGTACAAGTTCCTATAACTTGTGTGTCTCGATAAGATGAGAAAGTGCTGTAATATACTTGGCCTTGTCTTGCTATAAGATTTGGGTATTCATTATATAGTTCTATTAATAGATCATATAATGTATTGCTTAGTCTATATTCCCAACGCATACAATACTTTTGTATTCTAGCGAGTTGTACAATTACATCATCTTCAGTTCTGGGAGGAATATATCTTGGCTTTAGCACACCAAGAGAACGATCGTGATGTAACGAGATAGTGTCTTTATGAAAATAGATATTTTGATTCAATGGAGTATAAGCAACTGCGCAATTAATAAAATCAAATTCTTTTAATATTATACTAGGATTGCCTGTTGCTATCTTAATAAGCTGTAATTGAGGATTATATTTTCCATCAGAAGATAGATGACTATATGTGTGAGCGTTATCTGTTTCTGAACAACTTTTTACGGTATCAACACTGGCCAATCTACCTTGAGCTTCGTCAAGTGTATCGATATTACTAAAGTAAATATCATAATCTCCATAGTATTTAGACTGAATAGTAGTTCCGTTTTCAGCTCTAGGAGCAAAGAGTAGTGCCATAGCATACCCACCTGCATATATGGGGTCTAGATCGCTTAATATTGGCAGTATAGGTAGGCTTTCATGAATAACACGGATGTTCTCACGATGAGGCACCACTCCGTCTTCTGGAGTGGATTTTATTATCATGGGTTAACCTGCTGAGAAACCTATTTTAGTTTTAGATTGTTGTTTAGATACTTTTTCAACATCTTCTGCTGTGATAATAACTTTGTCTTCGTGATTGACTACAATAGAAACTGCTGCCTTTCGTAGTAGTTTTTTAAGTGTTCTCTCTATATTTCTTACGCCAGTAGGTTGGCAGAATACTGGGTATGCTTCTTCTTGGATAGTAATATCAAAGTCAGCCAATCCGTATTCTCTTATCCATTTATCTACCATAAAAGATTGTAGGATTATTTCTCTTTCTTCTAGCGTATACTCTCTAAACTCAATTATTTCGAATCTATCGAGTAGTGGTTCAGGAACCATATCAAGATAGTTAGCTGTGCATATAAACATAGCTTTTGAAAGATCTACAGGTAGTTCTAGATATCTATCTATAAAAGCGTCATTTTGTTCTGGATCTAATATTTCCAGTAGGGCAGCTGTAGGATCTCCTCTCTTCATATCTAGCTTATCTACTTCATCCAACAAGAACAGTGGATCCATTGCCTTGGCATCCTTGAGTCCCTTAGCTAAGCGACCTGGGTATGCAGATACATAAGTTTTGCGGTGTCCTCTAAGTTCTGATTCATCAGATAGGCCACCTAATGCAATGCGTATTAGCTTTCTATTACAAGCATGAGCAATTTGCTTAGCTAAGGTTGTTTTTCCAGTACCAGGAGGTCCTGCAAAACACATTACTGTGCCTTTTGTACTCCCGGTTATATGCTCGATAGTTAGATACTCAAGAATATGTTCTTTAGCATCATCTAATCCGTAATGAGTTTTGCTTAGTTCATCAATCAAGGTAGTAAGTTCTACTTGTTTATTTGTAGTGACTCCCCATGGAATTTCAGATACCCAAGTAAGATATTCATATAATGTTTGATATTCTAATGAGCCAGTGGGCAACGATGATAGCCTACTGGTTTCTCTTTGTACTTTGTCTAGTACTTCTTGGGGTGCATTTTTAACTAGCTTAAGCTTATCTTCTAAAGAAGAAGTTACTGGCTTGCGCTTAGATCTAGAAGTTTTTTTAGGTTTACTTGTTTCCAAAGAGAAGGGATCTATTAGTTTCCCAATAGATGATCCTTGAGAAGAAGTTTTGTCTAAAGTTCTTATAAGGTTTTGAAGAACGATTGTAAATCGATCTAGAGTATCATTTGATTGTAGATATCTTAGTTTGTCTTTATTGCTAAGATTTAGAGACGTAGCTAATATATTTGATATAATTAGTATGTCATTGGTAATAGCTATTTGTTTTGTTATTTCTATAGACAAAACATTTTCATTAACTAAAAGCAGTTTAATAAGTGACCGCATATCAGTAAGTAGCTCTTCTTCACCAGGAAGAAGTATGTCGTCTATTATATGTACTCCACACTTAAGTGGGTTTTGTGTACCATCTATTGTATCTAAATTTGCTCTAGCATAAACTAAGCATTCAACATTATATATATATTCGTCTGATTCAGAAACTTTTATAAGTTCACATAGAGTGCCTACAAATGTAATAGTTTCTACTAGCTCTTCAGCAGAAGTAGTAAGATTTAGATTTAAACTATCTAGTACAGAAATTCCCAATAGGAAAGCATGTTCTATAGTAGTTGAATCCTGCAGTTCAACAGGCTCAACTTCAAAAGACTCTATTTGGCTTTTTGTCATCTTAAAATTGAAGATATTGTTTGGAATAGGAACTCCTTCTTCAAATGAGACGACCTGTAGTGGTAATAGAGTCATACTTCTTCTAATTGTGAACAATTATAGCTATTGTAAATCTATCGAATAGCTCCTATCAACTATGTATATGCACTTATTTAGCGAGAAAAACTAAAATAAGCAGTATACAAGCTTGTCGTATCTGCAGATAACGTACATCCAATGTACGGAATATAAGAGACGGTATGTATATTTTGAGCAGGAGTATAATAGGGTTGATACTGAGATGTATCTAAGAAAGTAGTATAAAGCATATATATCTTTTATTAGTTAAGAGAGGCGCTGTATTAAAGCGCGAGTCATTTCTTCTGTTTCAGATTCAAGTCTAGAAATGATCTCATTAAGTCTTTTATTTTCTTGTTGGAGGATTTTTAATTGCTGTTCTTTTTCTGTTAATGGAAAGCTATGGAATTTTACATAGTATACAAGTGCTTTGCCTACACAGATAAAGTAATAACTAGTAATTATTAACCCAACTATAGAGAAAATAGTGAGGGGAAGAATTGATAGTGTCATCACTAATCCTATTACTCAAGTATATCTTCAGCTAGTGCTACTATTTCTAACTCTTCTGAGTTCTTTTTATCTAATCTTAGTAGTCTATTTTCAAGCTGGCTGATTTTTGATTGGTATCTAGTAAGTTGGGCTTTTAGCAAGTTGTTTTTTAATATGCTATCAAACAATACTTTCTGAAGTTTTTTAATTTTACTACTCTTCATTTTTTATCCATATAACATTTATTTTAGACTGAAAATTAGGAATATCATTTGGTTCTATTCTATATGCCAAATATTGCTGATTGTCTGATAGCCAAAGTAGTTTCTCTCCCATTATTGTATTTTCTAACTTTAAGGGAGAGCCATATTGATAATAGAAGTTATAATGACCTGCCCTGCTAAGCCAATAACTTGTTCCACTATACAGTTTTGTTTTCATGGAGGTTTGTCCATTTGCCATGTTTATCTGTATACCAGATATTTCTAGGCTTTATTTTGTATTCTTTTAGCAATCTAATGCAATTTGAACAGGGTTTGCTTAATGCTAGATTACCATTTTTTCTTATTCTCATTACATATATTTTAGCATCCTTCCTTTTACTGTATGGTACTTTATATATTGCGTGTGCTTCAGCATGATGACATGCAACAGCAACGCCACTTTTCTTTATATGTAAGAGTTGAGGTCTTGTCTTACTATTGTTCCAACCTATATAGATAGTCTTACCTATAATTGCAAAGGCAAAGTGTCTATGACCTCCTGGAGGCTTCTTAAGCCGTTGAGGGTGATTCACTATTCGATAATAGAGATATCATGGGTTCTCCTTGTGAATGAGTAGGCTTATAGTATAAAAGTAGTTCTTTATTTAGTAGGCTTTGGCTTGACTGGTCAGTACAAGATATTTGCTTATCTGTACTTTCTTCATTAGCCTTAATTAAAAAGTTCTGTTTTTCAAGTGATACTGCTTTAATGTCTATAGAATTACTAGAGATATAGCCATGAGCTATTGCTCTGTTTAATTCAGTATATACTTTATTTAGAAGGTATACTGTGGAATTGGTTTCAGCCGCAACTCTATTTTCTGTAGATAATGTTTCTAGATTTAGAGTACCTGCAAAAGATACTAAGACTGTATATGGAGTTGATTGCATTATATTTATTATTTTTGAGTGAGGTTAGACATGCTTATAGAAGTAAGATCTTCAAGCAATTCGCTTAGTTTATCTTCTCTTCTAAGAATATAAGCTGGGTGCCATGTGCAGAGGACAGGGATATCCATATACATGAATCTATGTCCTCTGAGAGAACCTTTAAATGGTAGCTCTAATATTTCAAGAAGATATTCAGCAGATGTTCTACCTAAGCATACTATTTTTTTAGGATTTATTTCATCTATTTCTCTAAGTAAGAAATGTAACCCACATGTTTTCATTTCGTGCTTATGTGGTTTTCTGTTTTTAGGAGGACGATGTTTAACTACATTAGTAATGTATATATTTTCTGTTAGTCCTATATCTGTTAGTATTTGTTGTAGTAGTTGCCCAGCCTTACCAATAAATGGTAATCCATGATTATCTTCATCTTCACCAGGGCCTTCTCCAATAAGCATACAATCTATGTTTGCAAGAGGAGAGGTTGAGAAGCCTGGTACTGAGCGTATTGCTTCCTCATGCAAGGAGCATTCCTTACATGATCTCATTTGTTGGGTTAAATTATTAAGGTGATATACTGTGCTTAACTTTCCAGAAGTCAATTGCACCTTGAACTCCTATATAAATGCAGGTGATAATTGTCCAATCGCCTGATGTTAAGTTATCGTTTGCTAAAAGGTAGGTAGCAAGTCCAAATGCAAGCAGTTTCCTACTAATCAATTTATTAGTAAGTAGATCTATAATAGGTGATATTGTATTAAACATTAGTTTAAGAAGTCATCATCTTTATCTTTAGCAATATGTTCTTGTTCTATAAGATCGTCAAAGTTTTCTACAATAAATCTTGAAACATTATCGAATGCAGTAGTAAAAACTAAGGTACTATTAAGAAAATCGTTAGTATCACCACATAAGCCCTCTACTATCATATTAAATATAGTGGTAGTTAGCAGATCCGGCTCAGTGGCTGAGACTTTTTGTGTAAGTGCTAACCATATAGATAGTTTAGCTATATTAGATAAGTTAGCTGCTTCTATTATATCTAATAATTCTGTAACTTGATCTATTGTATCTTTGTCTACAGATTTGGCCATCATATACCTCGCATTTAAGATATATTAGCACAGCAAGTTGTATAGAATAATAGGCAACATGGGAAGATATCCCAGCTGCCTATTATAGTAACCTAAAGAGGACTAGATGTTTCTCTGTGGTTTGCAATAAATCTTGCAAGTTTTTCAGATGTATTAGTATCTGATTCTTCTTGGTTCATAACTTCACTGTTAGAACGGATCTTGTCCAAAAAGTGTACTGCAGAAGCAATTACTTCAAATGTATTATGAGTAGTGCCTCGACTATTTTGATATGAGCGAGGTCTAATAACTCCCTCTACACAAATCTTTGAGCCTTTCTGTAGGTGCTTACAGCAAATTTCTGCAAGCCCTACCCATGCAACAACTGGAATCCAATCAGTTCCTTTAACTGTTTGCCTATTCGAACCCTCGCCTTGATAGTAGGTTCTATCAATAGCAATACTAAAGTTTGTTACAGATATACCCGAGTCTGTCTTCCGCAGTTGAGGGTTTGAACCCAAGTTACCAATACCAGTAAATTTATTCATCAGCTATTCCTTATAGCACTTAATTTTAGATTAATAGAGTTCTAATGAACTGCCGCAGGAAGAGCAGGCGTAAGCCTGCTGAAGGTATTATTTATTTAGAATTGACTATTAGAATAAGTACATTTTCTAGCAGGGATAGCTGTTCCTAGTATGCATATTATTGTAATTGTAGTAAAGATAATTATCTTTAATAGAAGTGGAGTTTTATCTTTTTGACTATCATTCATCTTCTTCTACTATTGCATGTAGAGGAGCTGGAGGTAGCTCACTTGCTGGAGAAGGAGTAGGGAAGAGGCTTGAGATAGTAGATAATACTAAGTCTGCCTGAGCTACTTCTTCTATCTCTTTTTCTAGTCTATTGGCTAGATTTAATTCTAGGTTGGGTTCATCTAGAATAAGTTCTATATTGCCTAATGCTTCTTGTTTTCTAGCGTTAGAACGCATAATTATAGCTTGTATAAATCGACCAGTTTTTTGCATGTTAAATCCTTTTTATTTAGAAAATAGATTTCTTTTGAATGACGGCCAGGTATTAGTAGAAGTATATTAGAGTAAGTTTTAGCAAAGTGATTAGAAGCAGTTGCTTCGCCATGAGGTCCGTTGCTTTCAGTCACTAAGAGTTTATCATTTTGGTATGAGACTAAGGTCCACATCATCTTTTTAAGGGTATCCAAGGTGTAATAGGGTACGCCCGGTAGGATTTGAACCCACGGCCGCGAGGGTAGAAACCTCGTGCTCTTATACATACTGAGCTACGGGCGCGTACCTATAGTTTATATTTATTATCTATTAGATAGCTCTTTTATCTTCTTCCAGAAGATTTTTCTTTGTTCAAGATCTGCCTTAAGATTAGCTTTAAGAACTGACTCATTATCAAGTGCTAGTAGAGCTTGAGTATTGTGTAGCGCTTGGCTTGTATAGCCTCCTACGCACCATTCTAGCACTTGTTCTGGGGTTATGCCTGTTTTACCTAAGTAAGCTGTTCCAACTTTCCAATCATATATAGTGGCGATTATTCCATCGTCAAATTTGATAGACCAATTTGCTGTTGTTTTATTATCGCTACTACCTGCTTCAGGAGGACCCAAGACATCTACAATATGAGTATAACTACAGGCTATATAACCTTGTAGAGTTGTATCAGTTGTAGGAACTTCTTTTCCTTGTTTGAGAATTGTAGGGCTTATATTTATTTGCTTAGCTATCATTATATTTCCTATATTACAAGTTGTATAAACTTTGTGTTTTAAGATATTGCTAAGTTATTTCTATAGTCTTTCGATCTATAGAAGGATGGGGGATTACTACCTTTTTCCTTATTCGTATAGTTAGTATCCCATTTTTTTGGGTAGCAGATATACTATCTACATCGAGATTATTAGACAAGCTAAAGGAGCGTTTAAAAGCTGAACGCTTTAATTCGCGCCTTATAAACTGACTTTCAGTTATTTCTGCTATTTGATTTTTATCGCCAATAATGGTTAAGATATTATCAGCAATAACAATTGATACATTATCTCTTGCCAAGCCAGGAATGGCAGCTTCTATAGTAACTTGTTCTTCTTCATTAAGAACATTTACTTTAGGATATGATCCTTTAATAAAGAAGTTTTCACCTAGTTCCTTGGAAGCTTGTGGAAAAGCTGTATTAAACATTTGGCTCAACACCAAGTCAAACGGTGCTAGCCATTCCTCTGGTGTTGCTTGTATAGATTTGTGTAAAACAGAGTCGTAGTTCTGAGATTTTGTTCTCATAATTAGCTCACTTTAATAGGTTAATTAACTCTATATTGTGCAAGACTCTAAATAAATAATTATCCTTTACCTAAAATAGTGTAAATAGCAGATGTCATAACTAAGATAATTATCAAGATGACATTAGCAAGTTCTATTTGTTTGTTAAGTAAAGCTATATATAAAAATACAATCAGAATATTAAATAGGATATAATAAATTCCTATTTTAATCTCATAAGTATATAGTTTTAAGTTAAATAAATAGTATTTAGCTTTTTGTACTATGAACTTCATAGAAGTTGTTGAGCTGACTACTTATTATACCAGCTAGTATCCTAAGAGCAAGACATGTAAACTCATATTCATAGCTAGCGTTCTGAATAAATAAGTTAGATGTCTATGAGCGGGATAGCAACAACAAGATGTAAGTAGTAACAAGAAGACTTTAATCTTCTTGTTGTATAAGAAGTAATACAAATTTCTAAATACGTAAAACTCAAACTATATATTTCTATATTTTAAGAGTTCTAACGCGAGATTAATAGGGCTCTGCGAACCCTTTGTCTAATAGGAGATCATTTATATTTATGTCATCTAGGTAAATAATTCCTAAGTACCTGCCATATTTACCTTTTCTATCTTTAATAGAGTGAAATATGATTTTCTTATCAAGAATAAGTTCTCTTAAGAAGTCCCGTGCTTCTAATCCTTTTTCTCTTGAACTTCCTCTAAGCTCAGGAGTATCTATACCGTATAAGCGTACTTTTATTTCATAGGTTATTTTATAACCAAGATCGCATTTTAGTGTAATGCTATCTCCGTCATAGACACCAGTAACAATGGCTTCAT